TAAATTAGCATATAAGTATAAAAATTAAAAATAATGAATATAAAAAGACAAATTGCTGTAATTAATCAATCATATAAAATAAATAAAAGATTACAAGTAATAGAAAAGAAAATTGATATAGTATTAGAAAAAATTAAAAATAATGAGTAAACAATTAAAATTATTTCCAGATGAAGCAGATCACGTATGGGTTAACGATTACGTTCCATTCGTATCAGAAGTAGAAAAATTTAACGACGTATTTAATAAACCTAACAATTATGAGCCCACTATTCCGATTAAAAAAGAATGGCAATTCGTATACGACTTTATCCTCGAAGAACTTGAAGAATATAGAGAAGCTTGCGAACGAGGCGACATTGTGGAAATTCTGGACGCTTTGTGCGATATTGCTTATGTTTCCCTTGGGAACGGTACTATGTTACATGGCCTTAAAGACAAGATATGGCCAGCCTATCAAGAAGTACAAGGAAGTAATCTTAGTAAAGCTTGTAAAACTAAAAAAGAAGCCATACAGACCGTCAGCGAAAGAAGTCAGGAGCAAAGTGAGGCCTGTCATTTTGAGAAAGTTGAGGAAGGAAGGTATATTGTCTATAGAACAAGAGACAGAAAAGTAATGAAAAGTATCAACTACTATAGACCAGACCTTACTCAATTCTTTACAACTGATGAGTTAAAGAAATTTCACCAACCTGAAGCAATTATATAATGAGCCTTAAATTAGAAGAACACGTAGTTTATATAGAATCAATGAAAACTGATATGATTCCTTATAGTGTAGTTAAACAATATTTAGTAGAGACAGTTGCAGAGCAACAACCTGCATTAGATAATATTACTAATACAGTCCAGAAAGCAGAGACCGAAATATTTACTGCGTTAAATGACTTAACAAAAGAACTTGGGAACCTAAATAAGTTATGATAAAAATAGCACACGAAAGTCCTAAAAGTATATTTAATAAAGTTCAACAGTATACTGATTATGATTATGCTTTAGTACATTTGTTTGAAGAAGATAAAGAATACTTGCAGCAATTCAAAACTGCAATTTCGAATGGACGTGAAGTTATTTTAGATAATTCAATATTCGAATTAGAAGAAGCATTTGATGCTGAAGAGTTTGCTAAATGGATTAAACATTTAAAACCTACTTGGTACATAGTCCCAGATGCATTGGAAAATAGTGAAAAGACTCAAACTCAAATGCATTCTTGGTTATTTGATCACAAGGGTTTGCCTGGGAAGATGATTGGAGTAGTACAAGGTAAAACATATGATGAAATAGTAAACTGTTATAAGTATATGGATAGATCTGCAAATGTAGATATGATAGCAATATCTTTTGATTATTCGTATTACATAGAGTCTTGTCCTCATCCTAACAAGTATGTTAGTTGGATGTTAGGACGTGTTAAGCTACTAGGAGATCTACTCAGAGACGGTATTATAAATACTGACAAACCTCATCACCTTCTAGGTTGTGGATTACCTCAAGAATTTAGCTTCTATAAGAATTCTAATTATGATTGGATATATTCTTTAGATACTTCCAATCCAATAGTACACGGCATAAAGGGAATTGAATATGGTTCTGAAGGACTTTGGGATAAGGAATCTCAAAAGTTATTTGAATTAATAAATTATAAAGTTGAAGATTGTAATAAGATAATGACTAATTTACAGAAATTTAAATGGTTTACTAATGGAAACTAAATTTTGGATAGCATTCTTTAGCCAGACAGGAGCAGAAATAGCAGACATAGCAGAAAGACTTGGCAGATGGCCTGATAGAATTATTACTAATGATAGACCTGATCACCTTAGAACTATAGACCCTAGAATAGAAGAGAAAGGTTATTTTACATTTAATAATAACCCTACAGAAGATGATTATTTAGAAGTATTACAGTATATACCACAAGCTTTTATTACTCTGCATGGTTGGTTAAGAATAATACCTAAAGAAGTATGCATTACCCATGAGATATATAATGGCCACCCAGGATTAATTACTAAATACCCAGAACTTAAAGGTAAAGATCCTCAAATGAGAGCATTTAAAGCTAAACATAAGGTAATGGGTTGTGTTATACATAAAGTTACTGCTGGGGTAGATGAAGGAAAAGTACTAAAAGAAATATATTTTAATGCTTGGAGAATTACAGAAGAAGATATGTGGAAAACTTTAAAAGATAGATCTTTATATCTCTGGGATGAATTTTTAACTAAATTACTAGGTATTCACAAATAATTTTCGTATATTAAAATAAAAGTTATATAGTGATAAAAAGAATAGCATTAGTTGGAGCAAGCAGTACTGGTAAAACTACTGTATATGAGTTATTAAAAGGTAGGTTACCTAAATACGAATTCGTAAATGAATCTACTAGAACTGTAGGTAATTATGGATTTCCTATTAATGAAAAAGGAACAGATGCTACTCAATTAGCTATCAGTTGTTTTCATTTAGAAGCTTTACTTCAATCTCATAATCAAGTATTAGATAGATGTTTTATGGATGTTGTAGTTTATTCTGCTTATATGGCAGATATAGAAGATATAACTTATCGATATATAGAAGATACTTGGAATAGAATAAAAAACGAATATACCCATTACATATACTCTCCTATTGAATTTGATTCAGTAGATGATGGCACTAGGAGTGTAGATGAAAAGTGGAGAAAGAAAATAGATACTAAATTTGTGGAGGTATTAAAAGGTATACGTCAGCCCTATTTGACGGTAACGGGCTCTCCTATGCAAAGGGTAGAGCAAATACTAAAATTTATAAATTAAATAATATGAAAAACCTAACATTAATATTAATACTACTATTTTCATCTACTAGTGGGATAAGTCAAATAGTTGAAACAGATATATTTAGGGTAGAGTATAGTCAATTCAAAGAACAGCCATTATGGGTTGAATATGTAGTACAGTGTCCTAACGGAAAAGCATCAAGAGTAGGAATGGATTTTTGGGAACCAGAAGGTATTAGAACTTCTGATGATGATGATTATAAAGGCAATATATACGATAAAGGTCATCTAGCACCAGCAGCAGCCTTTAGTTGTAATAAAGAGATGTTACTTAAAACATTCTCATACCTAAACTCAGCTTTACAGCATGAGGGATTAAATAGAGGTCAATGGAGTAGATTAGAAACTTTTGAAAGAGATGCTTCAAACTTTTTTGGTGAAGAAGTTAAGGTAAGAGTAGACGTTCTATTTGAAGGTGAGTTAGAAGTATTACCAACTGGTGCAACAGTCCCATCAGGATTCAGAAAAACTATTACTATTGGGAATACAGAGAGAGTGTTTGAATTTCCTAATATAGATACTAAAGGAACAAAGTGGATAGATTATATAATAAAATAATAAAATGAGCAAAGTAAAAAATTATCAAGAAGTAATAGATATTGCATCAAAACATTTAGGAAAGGTAGGAGGATCTGGATATAAGGATACCTACTCTCCTGAACTACTAGTGAAAATACCTAGAAATTTAAATAGACAAGGTTATGGATTAACTGGATCTGAATTTGTAGGGGTAGATACTTGGAATGCTTACGAAGTATCGGCAATCACAACTAAAGGACAACCTGTGGCAGGTATGTTGAAGATTGTATGTAATGCCTCATCTGAATTTCACGTAGAATCTAAGTCTATAAAACTATACCTAAACTCATTTAATATGACTCGTATCGGCGATACAGCAGCAGACTGTATTACAGGTATTGAAGCAAGAGTAAAGAGAGATTTAGATGAACTACTAGACACTACAACTACAGTAACATTTTATGGTTCTGATTTAGAAACAGAACCAATGTCATTTGATAGTTATGAAGATATTGCTGAATTGACAGATTTAGATACTATAGATTTTACAGCATTCGAATCAGATTCAAATCAATTAGACGTAGAAGAACATAATCAAACATCAGAGATCAAATGGACTTCTAACTTATTAAGGTCTAACTGTAGAGTTACAAACCAACCCGACTGGGGAGATATTTACATTAGAATAAAAGGCAAAAACCTACCAACACCAGCATCTATTGCTAAATATATTGTTAGCCACAGAACTGTAAGTCATTTTCACGAAGAGATATGTGAAATGGTGTATAAACACCTTTCTGATGCATTTGAACCTGAGAATTTAATGGTAGCATGTCTTTATACCCGAAGAGGAGGTTTAGATATTAATCCAATTAGAGCAACCCATACCTACCTAATACCCGAATTCTTTACTAACCCGGAATTTATAATTCAAAAAACACTGAGACAGTAATGGATATAAAAATTAAAGAAGAGTATATTCTTATAGCAGAAAGGATCCCACCAGGAGATAATTGGGAGTTAGAAATAGATAAGGAAGAGATTATAGAAGGATTAGTTCCTACATTAACAGCTTATCTTCGAAAAACTAAATTTAAAGGAGATTACAAATTATCTCCTCTAAAAGGAAAGTTATATGCTATCAAAGAACAGGAAATTATCGTTAAAGAACCAGAAGTAGAAAAGTTTGATCTTTACGGAGAAATCTAAGAGTACAGTTGTTTTCCTGCAATATTTTTCGTATATTTATAGTATATAAAATTGATAAAACGGTTATGGAGTTAGAAAAAAAATATTACACAGTCCAAGATAAAGAGACTTTAAATCTATTATACAAACACATTACTGACTCAGATGTAATAGCAGTCGATACTGAGACGACTGGGCTAAATCCTCGAAAGAATAAAATCGTAGGATGGTCTGTTTCCGGAGATGAAGGTGTAGGGTTTTACTTACCCACTTTAGTATATAATTTTGAAGCCGATGAACTTCAAGTACAGACGATAGATGGACAATCTACAGAAGTAATCTCCAAAAACCTACTTAAACTACTTAAAGGAAAGAAACTAGTATTTCATAATGCTTCCTTTGATGTTCAGTTCATAAAAAATTACTTCGGAGTTGACCTTATAGAAGATATATGGGTTGATACTGGTTTACTTGTTCATACTGTCTATGAAGAAGGAGCCTTTGGATTCGGAAATCCATTTGGCCTAAAATCAATCGCTATTATGAATCAGGAAGCTCTAGGCCTGAACGTAGAAGAAGCAGCCAACCAAGAGCAAATAGAACTAAAAGAATCAATAAAGAAAAATGGTGGAGAAACTACTAAACTTAAGTATGAAATATATAAAGCAGATCTTGACATACTTTCTAAGTACGCTGCTGCTGATACTGACCTTACCCTTCGTATTTGTAATTTATATTTGGGTAAACTTAGAGATGAAGGCTTGGAAAAATTCTTCTTTGAAGAAGAGGTAATGCCTGTGTATCGTGAAGTTACTGTACCTATGGAAGCTACTGGAGTAGACCTAGATATGGACCTACTTCATGAAACTCATAAAAACATCACAGTAGATTTAGCGAAGAATAAAAAAATAGTAATGAAGAGCCTACTAGATACTTCAGAAGCTAAGAAATGGGTTGTAGATACATCTATGTCTACTTACCCCCCCTCTCATAAAGGTAATTGGGCACAACAACTAGCTATAAGGTATTCTCTATCTTTACCTAAGAGTGAAAAGACTGGTAAGTTTTCTATTACATCAAAACATGTAGAAGCTTTAGATGACGGACCTGTTAAAGAGTTCTTAAAGACTGGAGATATTGAATTATTAGATAGTTTAGAAGTAGCTCGTATTTCTATGTCGATGTGGAAAGAATCTAATGACGGAGACCATATTAATATTCAATCCAAAAAACATTTAGGAGAAATCTGTTTTAAGTATATGGGTATTAAAGCTAAGTCTCAAACAAGAAAAGGACAAGATCAATTCGATATGAGCATGTTGGAGGTATTATCAAAGACTTATGCTTGGGCAGAGAATCTACGTATCTATAATAAACTACTAAAGATTAAATCTACTTATGTAGATAGGTTTATAGATAGGTCTGAAGATGGCAGATACTACTTTTACTTTAAGCAGAACGGTACTGTATCAGGTAGGTATGGATCAGATGCTCAACAATTACCTAAAACTAAAGAAGAAGGAGAAGATGCTCCAATTATCATTAGGTATAATAATATAGTAAGAGCATTTCTAATTGCTGGAAAAGGACGTAAAGTAATCGATTGTGATTACGAATCTTTAGAACCACATTGCTTTGCATCAGTATCAGGAGACAAAAAATTACAAGAAATCTTTAACAACGGATGGGATTTTTATTCTTATGTTGCTATTCAAACTGAAAAACTAAACGAACAAAGAAAAAGATTTCCTAACGGAGTATCAGCAGATAAGAAAGCAGATAACTACCTTAAGAAACTAGATGTAACAGCACGTAATAAAGCTAAAGCCTATTCATTAGGGGTAGCATACGGAATGGAAGCATTTGCTCTTAAGATGACATTAGGAGTAGACCAAAAGACTGCTGAAGGACTTATAAAAGGTTACTTAGAAGGATTCCCAGGCTTAGCTGAATGGAGAGAAAATTCTAGACTTCAAGTTAAAGCTCATGGTTATATTAAAAATTCTGTTGGTAGAGTAAGGCATTTACCTAAAGTGCAGAAGATCTACACTAAGTATCAAGATCAATTCTTAGATTGGAGATTTAGAAAGAACTTAGAACCTCAATATGGTAGAGCTCAAGTATTACAGGTATATAGAGACTTTAGAAACGGACTTAATAACTGTTTAAACTTTCAACTTCAGTCATTAGCAGCATCAGTGGTAAATAGAGCTGCAGTCAAGATTAACTTAAAGGCTAAAGAACTAGGGATAGATGCAATTGTTCAAGCACAGGTTCATGATCAATTGATTATTAATATTGCAGAAGAAGATGCAGATAGATTTGCACCCTATGTACAAGAGCTTATGGAAACGACTACTGAATTAGAAGGTGTAACCTTAAAAGCACCACCAGAAATAGCGAATAACTGGCAAGAAGGCCATTAATAGCTAAAAAGATGGATATTAAACAACGAGGCGTGTATGGAGTATTAAATGAGATGAAATTGTTAATGTATATTGGTTCTTCAACTCTTCCTTTACATATATTAGAGTATAATCATAGAAATTGGAAACAGAAGAATTACATTGGTACTAACTTTAGAAATAAACTAAGTCAGGTAGGAAAAGATTGGAAATTCTTTTGGATAATTAAACCATATGATTGTGATTTAAGAGAAATTGAAACAAGAGAAGGAGAATTAATACGTAAATATATTCCTCTTTTGAATATAGATAAAACACCAATAAAATCTTCTATTAAGTATGGAAGAATTAAATAAAAAAAAGTATGATTAGAACAGCAGAGTGCATTACACCGAATCACCCGGATAAAATATGTGATAGGATTTCAGATGCAATATTAGATGCATGCTTGGAACAAGACCCAAATGCAAGAGTAGCAGTAGAAACAATGGGAGGACATGGAATTATTTCTGTAACAGGAGAGTTAACAACAACAGCATATGTTGAAATCCCAACTATTGTAAGACAGGTATACGGAGAGGAAATAGGAATACAGACTAACATAGTCAGACAGAGTCCTGAAATATCTCAAGGAGTAGATACTGGAGGAGCTGGAGATCAAGGTATTATGATAGGATATGCCTGTAACGAAAACGAGGAATTGGTTCCTCAAGAATATTACTTAGCTAGAAATTTATGTAAGGCTATGTACGCGATGTATCCATACGATGGTAAAACCCAAGTTACGATGGATGGCAACTCACTTAGAGTTGTTTGTTCATTCCAAAATGCACCAACTGAAATGTTAGATGGATTTGTTAGAGGATTCTTCAGTAGATATCCTCAGTACCACATTGAAGCATTACATATTAATCCAGCTGGGGAGTGGTCAATAGGAGGCTTTGCAGCAGATACAGGATTAACTGGTAGAAAATTAGCAGTAGATAATTACGGACCTCGTATACCATTAGGAGGAGGAGCATTTTCCGGAAAGGATAGTTCTAAAGTAGATAGATCAGGAGCATATGCAGCAAGAAGAGTAGCAGTAGACTATCTTAAGAAATATAATGCTAAAGAAGTATATGTAACATTAGCTTATGCAATTGGACATAATGAACCTTTACAGGCAACAGCATTTGTAGATGGAAGAGAGATGTTTATAGAAGATTATGATCTATCTCCAAATGGAATAGTAAAATTATTAGATTTAAAAACACCTAAATTCGCAAAAACAGCACAATGGGGACACATGGGACAGAACTTTTCTTGGGGATAGTTGCCTAAGAAGTATTTTCTTCGTATATTTATAATATGAAGGATCTACTCCAGAGAGATTATTCACAATTTTTTTTAACCGATGACCTTAGGGCATCATAAATTTTTAATGATATGAGTACATTATTTTTAGAACGTAATCCGTTCGATATTTTAGTCCGCAATTTTTTGCAAACAGCTAACCATTACCAACCGTTAGCAGAATCCAAATTACCTCACCCAGTAGATATTTACGAAAAAGAAAACGGCTTAGGCTTAGACATTGCCTGTACCGGAATTCCAAAAGAAGATATTGAAATAGAGATTGAAGGTAACATAATTAGAGTTAATTACGACAAAAACAGTTCCGATTGTCAATGTAACTCAGACTGTGAGTGTAAATCACCTGAGTACATACATAAAGGTATTGCTAAACGATCATTCAACTTAGGTTGGAAGATTGATAGTAGATTTAATCTTTCAAAAGCAACAGCCGACTTCAAAAACGGCCTATTACAAGTTATAATCCCTTTTGCTAAAGGATCAGAGCCAAGAACTTTGAAAATTAGCTAAATAAATCCATTTGGAGTTGGATCCCTCATTTATTTTTACTATATTAATTAAATAAACGTTATCTAAATATGAAAAAATTAAATCCTTGTAATGATAGAATTATAATAAAATCTATCGACGATGGAGAACAAATGTACGGTTCAATCGTAGTACCTGATATGGGAAAAGAAAAACCAGAAATGGGCACAGTAGTAGCTATAGGCCCAGGCCGAATATCCGATTACGGCAAATTAATTTCCGTTAGGTCTTGTAAAGTAGGAGATGTAGTACTAATTCCTAAAATAGGTTCTATGCGAATTGACTTCGAAGGAGAAGAGTACCTAATAGCACAAGATAGAGAAATTTTAGCAGTAATTAAAAAATCAAAAGAGTAATATGAGCAATAAAATTTTATTTTCCGATGAAGCTAGATTAAAACTAGTAACCGGAGTAGAAAAGTTATCAAAGGCAGTAACAGCCACTTTAGGGCCATCAGGCCGTAATGTAATTATAGAGCAAAAGCAAGGCTTTCCTATATCATCTAAGGATGGAGTTACAGTAGCCAAAGGTATCGAATTAGAAGATATTGAAGAAAATATCGGAGCACAGTTAGTTAAACAGGCTTCGATTAAAACAGCAGACGCAGCAGGAGATGGTACAACAACATCTACCTTGTTAGCAGCATCAATTTACCAACAAGGATTAGAAGCATCTAAAGACAATACAGTTAATTTAGTAGACCTTAAAAGAGGTATTGATAAAGCAACTGTTAAAGTAATTGATGCATTAGAGCTTCAATCTAAAGAAATTACGGATGAAGGGCAGCTTAAACAAATAGCTACCATTTCAGCTAATAATGATTCCGAAGTAGGGGAACTGATTTCCACAGCCATGGATAAAGTAGGTCGTGACGGTGTCGTTACGATTGAAGAGTCGAAAACAGGAGATACGTATTTAGAAACAGTTGAAGGAATGCAATTCAACAGAGGTTATAAGTCTCCATATTTTGTTACTGATAATAGTTCTATGCAAGCTGTCCTTCAAAATCCGTTAATACTAATCACAGATAAGAAACTTACGCAAGTAAAAGAATTACTTCCTATATTAGAAGGATGCTCTAATAAGAATAAATCATTACTGATTATTGCAGATGATATAGACGGTGAAGCACTTTCTACTCTAGTAGTAAATAAAATGAGAGGTATCTTAGGGTGTGTAGCAGTTAAATCTCCTGAATTTGGAGACAGAAAGAAAGCTATGCTAGAAGATATCGCTACATTAACAGGAGGTACAGTAATCTCAGGAGAGAAAGGAATGAGATTAGATAAATATAAACCTGAGTGGTTAGGTTCCGCTAAGAAAGTAACTGTTGGTAAAGATAACACAACTATTATTGACGCTAATGGAGACCAAGCATCAATCGAACAAAGAGTATCAGAGATACAGACTCAAGTAGATGAAACTAAATCACCATACGAGAAAGAAACTTTACAAGATAGATTAGCAAAATTCGTAGGAGGAGTAGCTATCGTATATGTAGGTGGAATGACTGAAGTTGAAATGAAAGAAAAAAAGGATCGTGTAGACGACGCTCTTCACGCAACAAAAGCAGCCTTAGAAGAAGGTTTCTTACCTGGAGGAGGAGTAGCATTACTAAGAGCGAGTAAAGAGCTATATGACGATCCGGAATTATGGAGTTATACAGATAATGAAAGCGAAGCACTAGGCTTTACTACATTACTTGAAGCTTGTGGTACACCATTTTGCACCATCTTAACTAATGCAGGAATTGCAAGAGATAAGGTTGTAGAGATTTCCAAAATAGTTACCACCAGTAAAGATGAATGGCATGGATATAATACTAGAACAGGTCAGTATGTAAATATGTTTGACGAGGGAGTGATAGATCCTACTAAAGTAACTAGATTAGCTTTAGAAAATGCAGCTAGTGTCGCTGGTACAATGTTAACCACTGAAGCACTAATAACTAATATTAAAGAAGAAAACAACGCACCAAGTATGCCAGGAATAGATCCTAGTATGATGATGCAATAATTAAATTAAAATTAAGATTATGACTAAACAAGAATTATTTGAACAAATCGTAGAACACTTTGGAGAATTTGAAACTGAACACAACGGATCAACTAAAGTTTCTCAACGAAGAGCAAGAGCAGCAATTGGAGCAGTTAAAAAATTATGCACAGATTACAGAAAAGCTTCAGTGAACGAAGATAAGAGTTAAAAACAAGTAGTTAATAAAGTAAAGGATCTTATCAATAAAAACGGTAAGATCTTTTTCTATTTTACGACAAAATCACGGGCGAGGGCGTTTTTCTCTCTACCACGCGCAAATTCTACGAACCTTCCGACAGCCACCGGGCATTATATAGGGCAGACTTGGAAGATAAAACCATTAATACTAGGTTCTAATCTATTTTTTTCGTATATTTATATATAAGATGAAAAATCGAGATATAATCGGCCAAGAAAAGTACACGGTAGGGGAGTTAGCTCAACTATCGAGACGTCGAATGGTACAGAAAGATCACGAAGATAAGTCTAAATATAAAAGAAAACAAAAACATAATAAAGACGATTTCGATAATTTTTATCCGGATCAAGCAATATGAAAGCACTAGGAACTAAAAGTAAAATGCGACATATAGCTCATAACCCAACGTCTTTACTATTCCGTGAATTAAATCGCGTCATATTAAACAAAAAAAATAAAAAACAATAAGTTATGTCAGACTCAGTTACCAAGTATTATGAAAATATGGCGGAAAAAGATGAAATGTTCGGCCTTGATAAATCCCCTGATGAAAGAAGAAGTGATCAAATCCTGGAATTGTTAGCTAAAGCTACAAAAGCAAATAAGATTGTACAGGTTCAAACTCGAGCGGCTGAGGTGCAGAAAGAATATAATTCAGCTTCCTTATTGTTAGGGTTACAGATAGCTTGTGATGAAATCCTCTAAAATATACTACTCAGCAGATCTAGAAAATATAGCAAGTGATATAGTACCGCACGGTTTCTTTGCTTTAAAACTTACTGGAGGAAATGCACATAAGTGGCATAAGTTAATTAAGTCTTGTATTAGCTCATTCAATTCACAAGTACAGTGGAAAGATATGTGGGACTTAGAAGAAGCACTTAACCGTTTTAAACAAGACCAAGTAATGTTCGTTTACCAACGAATAGGAGATAGAACAGAAAGACCTTTAGGTTATGTCTGGTTTGATGGAGATTACCTATACAATATGTTTATGGTCAAAGATAGACAAGATGGACATACTGTCAGATTTGTTAGAGAGGCTTGCCATAACTTAGAACAATCCATCAAAACAATATACCTACATTGTGATGATTGGAACATAAGAGCTCAAAAAATGTTTGAAAAAGTAGGATTTAAAAAATTTTAACACCTATTAAAGTTGTTTAATTGAATATTTATTCTTATATTATATTATATGTTAATAATAAAGCTAGGAAAAAAAGAAAATATCAACCAAGCACTCAAGAGATTCAAAAAAAAAGTTAAGAATACTGGCTTGCTCAAAGAGTTACGGAAGAGACAGGCCTTTATAAAACCTAGTGCTGTTAAGCGTAAGCAAAAACAAACAGCAATTTATGCCAAAAAGTTTAACACGGAACTTTAAAAACCGTATATTTATATATACTAACAACAACAAATTTATTAATTATGCAAACAGTTTTAATTATCTTAGCAATTCTAGCCATTGGAGCAGGAGTTTATTATTATTTTTGGAGCAAAGGATCTATCGCAGATAGAGACCAAGACCTTATTCCAGATTCAGTAGAAGACAAAATCTCAGATATCAAAGAAGATATCGACGATACAGTAGCCGAAACAAAAAGAAGAGTGAAAAGAGTTAAGGAAGAGCTTTCCGATGTCAAAGGAGCTCTAAAAAATGTCGTCGAGCAAACAAAAGACATAGTAGCTGCTACAAAAGGAAAACCTCGTAGAGGAAGAAAAAAAAATAAGTAGAAGTCTGTTATTAAAAGAATGCAAAACCCAACCCAAAACTTAGATTACAGCCAAACTGTTGCAGTCAAATGTGAAAATTGCAATGGAATCTATTTCGAACAAGTCGTTCACCTCCGAAAAGCTTCAGGTCTCCTTACAGGAACCGGAAAACCAAGTTACATACCAATCCCCGTCTTTGCTTGCAAAGAATGCGGAAATGTTAACCCAGAATTCCTCCCCAAAGAGTCTACAGGAGCTGAGTAGAGTAATATATCATGGTCTACAGGATCAGATATACGAAGACTAAAAATTAAATTAGAGAGTAGATATAACGTCTATTCTCTTTTTTTTAGTGCTATTTATAAGAGAATAATATTACAACTTATAAAATGGCCTTTAAGGATTTATTTAAAAACGACAACGACATTAACGAAAAATCCATAATAGGATTTGTCTCGTTCTCTATTATGGTAATATTTGCCATAGCAGACTTAGCAATGGGATTTATTGGTAAAGACTTAATTATCAATGATATTATATACAACTCTTTTGTGATAGTAACCTTAGGGTGTTTCGGTATCGCCGAAGCAGGAAAAGCATTTGGAAATAAATAATCAGTAAATATATTAAGACATGAAACACTTATTAATAATCCTAAGTTTAATAATTTCTACATCCGCATTAGGACAGGAAAAGAAAACCAACTTCTTTGAGAACCTATACAAAGACTTCTTAAAGTATGGTACAGTTTATGCAGCTGGAGACATCTCAAATGCAGTAGAAGCACAAGAACCAACATACGTATTACGAACAAACCAAGATGGGAGTATTTATTCTATACCAGATATAGAAGATGTTACTGATAGATTTCCATTTGATTACCGATATAGTATTGGTATAAGAAAGTTAGCTAGATTCGATTACGAAAGAAAACCTAAAAACTTTTACGATGGTAACGAAAGCCAATTAGTATATGCAGCACCTTCATCGGCAATACAAGGTTTAGAGTATCAAATTCATTTCGAAAATGAAAGATGGAACGGTAGAAATTTCAAAAACCATAGAGTATTTTTAAAACATACAGGTAAATACCACATCTTCAAAGCAGAGAGTAGAGAGGTATCTAAAATCAATCTTAATTATAAATCAGCAGAACTAAGAGCAAGATTACCAATAGGTAAGAAATTCTCTATATCAGCAGGTGTTGTAGCTAGAGGACATGATAGAGCATATGGATATAATCCTTTTGAAATATGGTTAAATGAAATGGCTCCAGATTCAAACGGAACTCCATACTACACTAATCCTTGGTACACATTAGGATTCCAATATGGTTATTCAGACCATTATACAACATCTACAACAGGTGGAAATACAACAAATGATTGGATTTGGAAAGATGAAGATGGTAATATAGTAGCTAATACAGATTTAGAATTTAGAGAAGAAGTATTTCCAAGTATTATTAATAGGTATAATAGAGAAGCATGGGATTTAGTAGACCCATTTGTAGAATTAGCACCAATAGTAGGATTTGATTTCTATCACTACAAAAACAATTTTTGGTTACATTCATTCGGAAACATAATACTTCCTCAACACAAATACATCAAAGGAGATGGAGATTTTACATACTTAAATAGAGGCAATTGGGGACCAGGTGGATTAATAGAAGGAGCTGAACCAGAACAATGGTCAGATTTCTCAATGGGAGTTGCATTTGGATGGAAAGTAGGAAAAAACTTAGGAGTATTTGCTGAAGGTGAATATTCTAAAATGTGGGAGAGTAGGTTATTCCAAACTACATTTGGTTTAAATTATACTTTCAAATAAAATAAAAATATGGCAAGGAAGGTAGACAAAGTTGAAGTTGGAGTAGATATAGATGGAGATGGAAAACCAGATTTTTCTTTAGATCTTAAGACTATAGGAATGGTAATTGTTTTTATTTCAACAATTATAGGAATGTGGTTTACATTACAAGGTGATATACAAGAAGCAAAAGAATTACCTAAACCGTCTATAGAGAGAATTGAATACGACTTAAAGGATGAACTTATCCGTCAAACGATAATGGATACACAAGATGACGTAGAGGATATCTTAGACAAGTTAGAAAAACTAGATGAACGTATCTACGAAATACAAAAAAGACAATAATAGATTATAACAGTTATGAAAAACACACTCTTTAGTCTACTGTTGATTATTACAACATCTACTTTATGTTTCGGACAAGAATTTATCACAGAAGCAGAATTCCATGCAAAAATAAACGAAAGACATGCTTTTGGAGATAATGATCAAAATGTTGTAATAGTTGAGTTTTGGGCTGAATTCAATCAAGCAAATGCCTTTCAGGAATGGGACAAGGTTAAAGGAGCAAAATACTTCAGAGTCGATGTATCAACAGCACTTAAATTAAAGAAAGAATTCCGTATAAGAATGGCACCAACTTTAATTGTATTTAATAAAGGAGTCAAAGAAGATATTTTTAAAGCAAGTTTAGATTTATTATGTCCTGTTGATTTATCAGAATTACAGGAATCTATAGATGATATTAAGACTGCAAATAAGTTTTAAAAAGAAAATACAATGCCTATAAAATTAAAACCAAGTTCCAAACAATACATTAAAGATGCAAACGGCAGAATGACTCAGAAATGGAAATGGAATCACTATACCGTTGGTGGTACAAAAACCGAAGAATTATTAAATTTACGAAAAAGTACGCCAAAGAAGCGTAATGTTATTGAAAAGGAACTTACAAGAAGAGGAGTATCATGGGATACATCAAAGAAAAAATAAAAAAATTATGAGTTACACTTACGAACAAATACAATACGCTGTTAGATCAAAAGGGTACAAATGGTTTAACGATACAGCAATAAAAGGATACGATGTTAACATAGTCGGAGTAAGAAACTCAGAGACTAATAACAGAGTAACAAATAGATTTGATGACCATATGACTATTAGTTATAGAGACTTCGATGGTGACTGGAAAATCGGATGTTATAACTGTACTACAGATCCAGGTACTTACTGGACTGAAAACTTAATGAATTCTAAAGGAGTAGCCATAGTAGTTCCAGGACAATATAGAGGTTCACATAAAATAGGATTACACCAAGGTAAATATGAAGCTCTAAGACAGAAGAAAGCTATAACTGTATGGAGAGATGCTAATAAAGATAATACTTACGATCATATAGAAGAAAATGAAGAAAAAGGAATCTTTGGTATTAACATCCATAGAGCTACAGCAAGAATTAATGGTGAATCTAAAAGAGTAGATAAATGGTCAGCAGGCTGTCAAGTAATAGCAGCATCAGAAGACTTTGCCCATTTTATGTCAATCGTTAATCAAGCTAAGGTCATACATGGAAATTCATTTACTTATACCTTAATTGAGTCTTGTGACATAAAAACTTAGAAATAAGTTGCCTGTTCCAATAAAATTCCTTATATTATAATAATGGTAATAGACACGAGAAACCTACAAACGTATTTATTTTTTATAATTTTAGGTGGTTTAGTCGCCTGGGTCATCTTTGGCCGTGAAAAAACAACCGTAGATGTACACAAGTACACAACAACTATAGACAGTTTACAAGTTCGTATTGACTCTACTCTCCACCACAACCATAAATTAGCAGATCAAATCTATTTATTAGAGAATGATGTTGAGAATGCTAATAAGAAAATAAAGCAACTTAATGGACGTATTTGGACAATTAAAAAGGAAACAGATGAAAAACTTAATTCTATCGACACTCTTAATAACTCTGAGTTATACAAGTTTTTCGCAGACCGTTATAGATACCACCTCGATTCGATTAGCGGAACCAGTAGTAAAACTAGTAATTAAAGACCTCATTAAAGGTGATGCTAGTGAACGTGAAGCAGTAGTACTAAGTGATGTAATCAAAATGAAGACTGTTCAGATTACTAAACAAGATACAATTATACTGAGTCTAAATCTACAGCTAGATAACTTCCGGAAAGCTTTTCAATTAGAAAACGATAAGTTCGATACATCTCAAAAATTATCAAAGGAATTACAACAAGCTCTTAAAAAAGCAAATCGACAAAAAAAGCTTTATAAGATTGGTTCTATAGTAGGAGCAGTCGCAGTAGGTATATTAATTGTACAATAATGGAAAAAATTAAAAGAAATCTATTCCCTGGATTAATTGCGTTATCAGCTTTATCTGTAAGTGCTTCAGCAGCATTTTATTCAGTAAGCGGATTATCAAAACTCTTCGCAGGAGCAACCTTTGAAGTAATAGTAATGGCTGGTTCATTAGAAGTAGCTAAATTAGTAATCGCTTCACTACTATATCAGTATTGGAACACTATTAATAAGGTGTTAAGAGCCTATCTCGCTGTGGCTACAGTAGTATTAGTATTAATTACTAGTATGGGCATATACGGATTTTTAAGTGCAGCATATCAAGAGACTTACTCTAAACTGTCTATAACAGAAAATAAAATATCCTTCTTAGAAAACAAAGCTAATTTCTATGAAACTGATGTAGTACGTTATGAAAAGGAAATCGAAAGAATATCTAGTAATATTAGTAACCTATCTAATGCCAAAGTTTCAAACATACAAGTACAAGATACATTAGTAGCAACAGGGTTTAGATCAACCATCTCCACAACAGAGCTTAGAATGGCTCAAAGCCGTATTAAAGTAGAAGAAACAAACCGTAAAAATACTCAAGCTAAAAGAGTGATAGCTTCAGACAGCTTACAAAAATTCCAATTACAGATACTAGATTTACAGAACAATTCTGAAATTTCAGGTGAATTAGGCCCATTACAGTTCCTATCAGGTCTTACTAATACTCCAATGAATAAGATAATTAACTGGTTACTACTAATTATCATATTTGTGTTTGATCCACTAGCTGTATCCTTAGTCATAGCAGCCAACTTCGCATTTTTAAGAGCAAATCCAACTAAAGAGAAAAACCCCTTATTAGAAGATATAGAAGTAGTAGCTGAAAAAGTCACTCCCCCACTACCTTCCTTTGAAGACAAGATTAAAGAATTAGAGCAGGCAGAGATGAGCAAGACATATTCACAATCAATGCAAGAAAATTTAGAACCAGTAGAAAGTAAAGAACAGCCTCCAATCAAAGTCACTAAGGTAAGTAGAATATTACAGAAAGGACCTAATAAAAACAGAGTCCTTACAGAAGAAGGAGAAGAAAAATGGGTAGATAAAAACGATAATACAATTACTTATTTATAATCAATCTAAGTGGGTTTTAGTTGGAATTCACCCAAATATTTCTTATATTTATATATAAATTAAATACAATGGCACAATACAGAGTGATTAAAGCATTAAAAGCCCAAGCAAAAGCAGATAAAGAGAAAGCCTTAATGGCATTAGAGTTACTAACTGATAAAGCAGTCGGTATAGGAGACCATACAGCTGAAGATTTTTTAAAAGATGCAGCAGAGAGTTTAGGTACTTTAGTAGATGCAGATGATAAGTTAGATACTTTAGAACGTTACTTTCCGGATGAAAATCCTTCAAAAATATTAAACGACTAAACTAAAAAAAGTCAAGTTATGAGTGATAGAGAGATAATGGATTCTAAACGTCCACCAACTGCTTTGCAGACATTAGAAAAAGAATACCCCTTAATATATAATGCATATAAAGATGTTATCGATGAGCAATTTGAATTGTTTGCTAAAAAGCATCTAGATTACGGCATGGGGAATGTATCAGCCGGAACGCAGCTTGTTAATGATGAAGAGGTAGATTTTGCTATGACAGGTTTGTGGTATAGACTATCTGATAAGATTAACAGATGGAAGAATATGATACTTACTAGCCGAAAAGCAGAAAACGAAACTTTAATTGATACATTCCAAGATATTACCAACTACGGTATTATAGCTCAGTTGGTACATAATGGAAAGTGGAAAAAATAGTATATGTCAAAAAAAATTCCAAAACAAGTTAAACTTGTTAAGGAAAGTTACATAAAGCAATCTAGAAAGAATATACATATTTCTTATAGTCAGCTTAATACTTATCTTAACTGCCCAAGATTATGGGAACTTCAATATTTAAGAAAAATAGCACCATTCGATCCGTCTATACATATGACGTTCGGCTCTGCCTTTCATGAAACATTACAGAACTACTTAGATGTAATGTATAACGATAGTGTTAAAGCAGCTAATGATATAGATATAGATACTTATCTATACGATCAAATGATCAAGAACTATAGAAGAACCAGGGCTCAAAATGGACATGAACACTACACAACTGCTGACCAGCTAAACCTATTTTACCTAGACGGTAAACATATACTAGATTACATAAAAAAGAATAGAGGAACATACTTTCAAAGTCAAAGAAAAGGAGTACACTTAGCCGGCATAGAGACATTACTTTACCAAGAGCTATCACCAGGTATATTTTTTAAAGGGTTAATTGATTTAGTGTTCTGGGATGAAAGAGATGATACTTATACTTTAGTTGATATTAAAACTTCTACTAAAGGATGGAATAAATGGGCTAAAGAAGATGATAAAAAGACAGCCCAGTTACTATTATATAAAGAGTTTTTCTCTAAACAGTTTAATGTTGATGTTGATAAAGTAAAAATAGCATACTTCATTGTAAAGAGACAAGTACCAGTAGAAGCAGACTTTGCATCTATGCAGAAAAGAGTCCAAGAGTTTATTCCTGCATCTGGTAAATTAAAAAGAGGTAAGGCTATCTCTTATATGAATAAGTTTATAGAAGACACACTAGATGAAGATGGTAAGTTTTTAGATAAGAAGTACAAGTGTACTAACCAAAAACCATGTTTCTTTTGTTCTAAAATTTATAACGGTATTTTAGATTAAATGCCTATTTATATATAAATATATAAAGATATATAGTTATGAAAAGTACTGAAAAAAGATTAACAACAGTCCGCTTAGAAGATGAGTTGTTTCAAGAGTTTAAATTCCGTTGCGTTCAGGATAAATTTTCCTTCCAAAAGCTTGCCTCCCGTGCCATTTTTCTTTATCTTACTGATAAGAAGTTTAGAGGTGTTATACAGCAACAGAATAATACAAGGTTAAAAATAAAAACTAAAAGCATTTATGAATAAAATTAAAGGTTATATCCCAAAAGCAGAAAGGAAAAAAATCTTTTTACTTTGCGATGATATAAGATTACATTCGGGTGTTGCTACAATGGCAAGAGAAATAGTTTCTAATACAGCACACCACTATAACTATTTCCAATTAGGAGCAGCCCTAGATCATCCAGATTCAGGTAAGGTATTTGATGTATCAAAAGAAATTAACGACAAACTAAAGATAGATGATGCTGAAGTAAAGATAATGTCTCACAATGGATATGGTAATCAACAAATAGTTAGGAATCTCATCAGAAGTGAAAAACCAGATGCAATCTTCTTATTTACTGATCCTAGGTATTGGATTTGGTTATTTGAAATGGAAAGAGAAATAAGGGCTGAAATTCCAATTTTCTTTTTAAACATTTGGGATGATCTTCCTATACCATTATATAATAAAGATTATTACAGCTCAGTAGATTTACTAATGGCTATATCTAAACAGACTAAATTAGTAAATGAGTTAGTATTAGGGGAAGACAAAGAGAATAGGCTTATTAAGTACATACCTCATGGTATAGAGCATAAAGCATTCTTTCCTATTGAAGGTCAAGAAGAAAAATTCGAAGAATTTAAGAAAGAAACCTATAAAGGAAAGAATATAGACTTTACAGTATTTTTTAATTCAAGAAATATACAAAGAAAACATCCACATGATTTAGTATTAGCATATAGATTATTTGCTGATATGTTAACAAAAGAAGAAGCTAAAAAATGTGCTATGATTATGCACACAAAAGTAGTAGACAATAACGGAACAGACTTACTTGCAGTTAAGGAAGCACTATGTGACCCAGACTACGTTAATGTAATGTTTTCACAAGCTAAATTAACAACACCACAGTTGAATACTCTCTATAATCTAGCAGATGTAACAGTTTTACCATCCTCTAATGAAGGATGGGGATTATCTATAACTGAGTCAATGATGGCAGGTACTATGGTAATCGCTAATACAACAGGAGGTATGCAAGATCAAATGAGATTTGTAGATGAAAAAGAAGAATGGTTTACTCCTTCCCTGGATGTACCTTCTAATCATAGAGGTACTTACAAGAAACATGGAATATGGGCTGAACCAATATACCCATCTAATATTTCATTAGCTGGTTCACCAAAGACCCCTTACATATATGATGACCGATGCGATCCAGAGGATATTGCAAAAGCAATTTATAAGTTATATAAATTAGGGAAAGAAGAAAGAAACAAAAGAGGATTAAAAGGTAGGCATTTCGCTATGAGTGATGAAGCAATGATGAGCTCAGAAAATATGGCTAAGAACGTTATGAAAGCATGTGACGAAGCTTTTGAAATATTCACACCTAGAAAAGCTTTTGATTTAACTTTAGTTGAAACACCAAAAAGAAAGTATATAGAACATAAATTAACTGGTTATTAGAATATGAGACAAAATGTAGTAGTAAGTTGTCCAATAGACACATATAGTGGTTACGGAGCAAGATCAAGAGATTTTGTACAAGCTTTAATAAATCTAGATAAGTACGATATAGAGATTCTAGCTCAAAAGTGGGGTAACTGTAGAGCAGGTTATTTATCTGACCATGACGAAGATTTAATGGAGAGTATGATTATTGGTCAAGTAGCTTCAAAACCTGATATTTGGTTTCAAATTACCGTACCTAATGAATTCCAACCAGTAGGTCACTATAACATAGGAGTTACAGCTGGAATAGAAACAACACTATGTCATGCAACATGGATACAAGGTCTAAACAGAATGGACTTAAATTTAGTATCATCAAAGCATAGTGCAAAAGTATTCCGAGAAGCTAATTACGAGAAGGTAGATGAACGAACCAAAAAGGTACATGAGAAGATTGCACTTCTAAAACCTTTAGAAGTCTTATTGGAAGGAGGTAACCTAGATAAATATTTCCCAAAGAAAGTAACTAAGGGAAGTGTTGTAGACGAGCTAGATAGTATTAAAGAATCATTTAATTTCCTAGTATGCGGCCATTGGATGCAAGGAAACTTAGGACATGATAGAAAAAATATTGGATACACTATTAAATCTTTTCTAGAGACATTTAAAAACTCTAGAAAAAATACACCAGGTCTGATTTTAAAGATACAAGAAGTAGGTTCATCTATAATGGATAGAAATAGTATTCTTAAAAAAATTGAAGCAATACGATCACAAGTAAAAGGTAAGTTACCTAATATTTACTTACTTCATGGAGAAATGGCTGACTCTGAAGTAAATGATTTATACAATCATCAAAAAGTAAAAGCTATGGTGAGTCATACTAGAGGAGAAGGCTTCGGAAGACCTTTGTTAGAATTTAGTTTAATAGGCAAACCTATAATAGCTTCAGGATGGTCTGGCCAAGTAGATTTTTTAGATAAAAAGTTAACTATATTGATTGGAGGAGAGTTAAAGAAGTTAGATAAATCATCAGTTCAGAAAGACATACTAATACCGGAGTCAAGCTGGTTTATGCCTAACGACGCTCAAACTAATCATGCTTACAAACAAATAATAAAACATTATAAAGAGTGGGTAATTAGAGCTAAAAAGCTAAAGTTCAGAAATAGAACTGATTTCTGCTTCGATAAGATGCAAGAAATTCTAGAAGGATATTTAAAAGAGTATGTTAAAGAACCTCCTAAGGAATTAGAATTAAAGTTACCGATTTTAGAAATACCTAAATTAACAAAAAATGAATAGAGATAATTTAATTACCTGTAAAAGGTGTCAAAGTAACGCTTGTTATGAAACAATAGTTGACGAAAACACAACAACTTGGATGTGTATGGGCTGTGGTTATACATCATCAACGTTAATGACAGAAGATTCCCAACTAGTAGCAGATACCCTTGAAACATCACCAACGCTATACTCAGATATAAAAACAGTAACTGATGATAAAAACGTATGGTTTCCAGCAACTTTAACATTACCAGGGCAAGGAATGGTATTTGCAGATGGAACAGATAAAGATAATTGGAAATGGTCTGCTATACTATCAAAAACATTAACAGAAACAGAAATAAAATCTGGTAAGTTTCCTGCTGACCAAACTTTTAAGATGGATATGAAGAACATGAAAGGTTTTAATAAAGACAGAGGATTTATGGATGCTTTAGAGTACATTGGCTTCTTTCAAATTCCATTCGCAGCTGAAGATAAAGAAGAATCTAAATGAAGTTATCATATGCTATAACAGTTTGTAATGAGTTCATTGAAATTCAAAAGCTAGTTTATTTTCTATTAGAGAATAAAAGAGTAGAAGATGAAGTAGTCATTCTGTACGATAGTATAAATGGTGATAAAGGAGTAGAAGAATTCCTTAGAGCAAAATCAGTTAATAGTGAGTTTGCATGGCATAAAGGAGAATTTAAAGGTCATTTTGCAGATTGGAAAAACCAATTAACTTTATTATGTAATGGAGATTATATATTTCAAATAGATGCAGATGAAATTCCTAATGAAATATTAATAAAAAACCTACCTCGCATTATAGAAGGAAACCCAGATATAGAAGCATTTAGAGTACCAAGAGTAAATACAGTAGAAGGTCTAACGCCTCAACATATTGATCAATGGAACTGGAAAGTAAACGAAAAAGGTTGGGTTAACTGGCCTGATTATCAATGGAGAATTTGGAAGAATAAACCAGAGATCAAATGGACAAAAAAAGTACATGAAAAATTAGAAGGTTATAAAACTTTTGCACCTCTACCAACGGAAGAAGCATCCGCATTATTCCACCCAAAAGGAATTAAAAAACAAGAAAAACAAAATAATTATTATAATACATTATGAAAAACTTAGATTCAATCGAAAAATACTTTAAATTATTTTCAAACAAAGACTTAGATGGACTACAGAAGATGTTCTCACCCTCTATCACCTTAACAGATTGGGAGATAAATGCAGACGGAATTGAAGCAGTTGTAACATCATTTCATAATATATTTAATAACATATCAGTTATAGATGTAACTCGAAGACATACTAGTACAGATGATAATAAAACATTCTACTGTATGATAGAAATTGATATTGACAACCAAAAACCTTTAAAAGTTATAGACGTTATAGAATTTGATGATTCTGGGGCAATTAATCTAATCTCAGCTTACAAACAATAATGGCTACAGGGATTCAACTAAAAAACATACAAGAGTTTTATACCTTTGAACCAAGAACTATTCTAGATATTGGAGCACAAATAGGAGAATTTGCTACTGAATGCAAAGATGTATGGCCAAACTCAGATATGTTTTGTATAGAAGGAACTCAACAATGTGAAAAGCATTTAAAGAAACTACAACATAAATATGTAATTACATTACTAAGTGACAGTATAAAAGACGTAAAATTCTATAAACAGAAAAACGAAGATACTAGTACAGGTAATTCAATATATAGGGAGAATACAGAACATTTCGCAGATGGAAACGTTATTATAGAAGAACGAACTACTACTACTTTAAATACTATGTTTGGAGATGAAGGAGGTTTTGACTTAATTAAAATGGATACTCAAGGATCAGAAATTGATATAATGAGAGGCGGTACTAAGTTACTCGATAAAGCTGTAATGGTGATATTAGAGATGTCTTATGTGGATTATAATATTGGAGCTCCAAAAGCTATAGAAGTAGACAAGTACATGACTAAAATCGGATATCAGAAAGGTCTTAAGGTTGGGCAGTCAAATCAATTCTTTAAGAACAGTAATATGAAGAATTATAAACCGATTCAAGAAGATTTTGTATACATAAATAAGAAGTATATAACATGAGACCCAACTATAAAAAATACATTAATAACGTAAAAGATCATCCTGAAGAAGGAATACTGTTTAGAGATATTCAACCACTCTTAGCAAACCAAGTAGTATTTGATAGTGCTATTACTAGTATGAGATGCCTAACTTCCGTACCTGATTACTGGGTAGCAATCGAAGCAAGAGGTTTTATCTTTGCTACAGCATTATCAATTAGGTTCGGAGGAGGAATTAAACTAATACGTAAATGGGGTAAGTTGCCTCAAGTAGATTTAGTTACTGCCAGTTATAAGTTAGAGTATGGAGTAGATATGATGCAAATACAGAAAGGAACAGGCTCTGTAGTGATTGTAGATGATGTGTACGCTTCTGGTGGCACCATGTCAGCAGCGGAAGAGATAGTATCTAAAGCAGGGTATACTCATCTTGATAGTATATGCTTTATAGACATAGGAATTAAGGAGAGCAACGTAAAATCAGTAGTACATTATGGATAAAATACTGTTACTATCAGCTACAGATTATGAACACAACAGTAAAGAAATAAGAGGAGTACCAATACACCTTACTGGAATCGGTAAAATTAATGCTGCAATTAATACAACAAGACTAATTTTAGAACACCGACCAGATATAGTAATTAACTTTGGATCCTGCGGCAACCTTAAAGATTTTGAATTAGGAGAAGTATTAGAAGTATCTACAGTTATAAACGATATCGACACAAAAGGTTTTTATATTCCGGAAGAATTGTACTTACCTGGCGGTGAAGTCAAATGCTTAACTACAGATCATATGTATGATCCATCTGATAATCATTTAGATAGTTACAAAGATAAAATAAAAGAATGTGATATAGTAGATATGGAACTATATTCTATTGCAGAAAGTTGTTTTTCTGCAGGAATTATCGTATATTCATATAAATGGGTAAGTGATGATGGCAGTCAAGACCAATGGCTTAAGTATGCTAAGATTGGATTTGAATCATTTAAAGATAAATTAACACAATTCGGTATATAATGACTAATCTAATATTAGGAGCAATTTGCGATTTAAATATTAACCAGATAGATAAATGGATTGAATCTACTAAGGAACACTTCAAAGGAGTTATCATATTACTTGATTATGGAAGCACTGACGAAGTAAAACAGTATATTAAAGATCAAGGTATTGTATCTTATACTATAAAACATGACCATTTTGGCAAACAGGTAGAAAAATTTAATCCTAATACAGGACAAGTCAGTGTAACTGATAGTTACACACTAGTACATAATTCTAGGTTCTTTCATACCTACCAGTTAATAGCTGACAGCATAGGTAAGTACAAGTACGTCTTCTTAACTGATGTTAGAGACGTTTATTTACAGGGAGACCCTATTAAATGGCTTGATACCAACTTAGGAGATAAGTTACTAGTCTTTGCATCTGAAGGACTTACATTTGAAAATGAACCTTGGGGGAAAGATACATTCTTAAAGAATTTTGGACCCTACTTTTATAGGGAGGTAGCCAACGAAACTATCTACAATGTAGGAGTAGTAGGAGGATATGCAGAAGCACTTAAAGACTTTGCTTTATTCAATTACCTATTAGGAATAGGGCATCAAGTAGCGGATCAAGTAGGGATGAATCTGATGTTAAAGACAGTATGGTTCGATAAAGTTAAAAAAGCTAAATCAGAAGAAGGATTAGCTATACATTGTGGAACCTTTATGGATAAAACTAAACCAGAAAATATTAAACAATTAAACGAACCAGAACCCTATATAAAAGATAAAGAAGTCTACACTCATGATGGAAAGAAATACATTTTTGTACACCAATATGATAGAATACCAGAATTAAACGTAAATAAATGAAATCATTTACAGAAAAGAAAATAAGAATAGCCATATTACTTGGAGGACAATTAAGACATTGGGATATTACATCTAAAATGTTTGAATTATACAACAGTATATACCCAGATGTACAATATGATTTTTTCTTATCAACGTGGGATGATGGATTTGATAGGATTGATTACGATATGAGTTCATACCCATTCCTAACAAAATATGAATTCGTACAATACAGCCCTAAACTCAATAAATGTAGTGTTTCATCATATTATTATTTATTAAAACAAGTAAATAAACTTAAGAATGATTATGTAACTGAAACTAATGTAAAATATGACTGTATCGTTGCAACACGGCCTGATATTTATTTTGATTTGGGATTATTAGATTCGATTAACGAACTTATTATTGGAAAAAAATCTCATCAATTGATTCCATCAATGGGTGTATATACTGAAACTGGAACATTACCTTACGTAAAAATGATAAATGGTGAACCGGAAGAGTGTTATTATTCGGATGATAAATTTATAATAGGTAGTTCAAATTCTATAAATATATATTGTAATTTACATGATACTATTATGGATTATACACTATCTAATAACCGAGTACTTGGACACGTTACACATGCCACGTATCTCGTAAAACAAATGATTATCAATCTATGTATCTCACCAGGTCCACAAAATGGACTGAACACCGGTACTATTACAAGAGCAACTCATGTTGATTGGATTAGTGATTTATACAAAAGTGGTGAATTAGATAATATATACAATAGATTAACCGATGATTTTCGTAAAAAATTCACCAATAAGTTCTTTGAATTAAATCGCTCATTTGTGAAAAGTGGAAAACAAAAACATTTAAAATTTCCTTTCCAAAATGTATAGTATAATAATTCCATACAGGGATCGTAAAGATCATATAGAATTACTAATGCCTTCCCTGCATAAGAAATTTGAAGGTAAGGATTATGAAATAATTGTGGCAGAGCAAGACGATACTGAGAAGTTTAGACTTTCTTCTCTTTATAATATAGGATTTAAGTATACAAAAGGAGATGTTATAATATTTCATGATGTGGACTACGTACCAAGTGATGATGTAAAGTATGAATTAATAAATAACTCACCTACTTACCCGGTTAAGAGAGTATTATTCTTAGATGAACATAATAAACCTAAAAGACTAGGTGATATTCCTGATGGTTATAAGAATTTTTATCAAGATGTAGGCAACCACTGGGGTGGAGTATTTATGCTTTCAAGATCACATATGGAAGCTATAAACGGTTTCAACCCTCTTTATATTGGATGGGGGAAAGAAGAAGAAGAAACTAGATTAAGATTAGCAAATAAAAATCTACAATGTTTTAGGCAGGAGAAAGGGTTATTCTATGCATTAGATCATAAAGATAATTGCCCACCAAGAGACGATAAAGACTTTATTAACAATCATCAACTCTTAGAGCAGTATAATAAAACCTTCCCTCAAATAGGTTATCTAGATCTTTCAGCTGATGTTAAAACATTTGAATTTAAAGAAGCAGGATGGGAGAAAGTTACATGGTTAAAAATTAATAATTTTAAAGTATGAAAGTAGAAGTATCAATAGGAGAATTATTAGATAAGTTATCTATATTGGAAATTAAAAGTTTACGTATAGAAGAGGTAGATAAATTAGATAATATAACAAAAGAGCTAGAAACACTAAATCCTAGTTATATAGAATTAATAGAAGAATTTGGACATCCATTAAAGGATCTGTTCCTAAAACTATCAGAAGTAAATCAAGAATTATGGTTTATGGAAGATGCAATAAGAGCCTGTGAACAATCAAAGAAATTCAATGATGAGTTCATTACAATAGCAAGATCGGTATACATTGAGAACGATAAAAGGGCTGCTATAAAAAAACAAATTAACAAACTTACTGGTTCAATGCTGGTAGAAGAAAAATCTTACAAAAGTTATGAGTAAAGTATTAGTAGCAACACATGGATTCTTTGGCGATATAGCATTTGCCACTGGATTAGCAGAGGAATTATCTAAAGAGTTCGACCAAGTCGATTATTTAATAGGATTTCCTCAAATGAAATCACTAGTTAAGAACAATCCTTTCATTAGGACAGTTCATGTATCTAGACCAAACGGTCCTATAACAAGACCGGAAATGTTACCCAAGGTAATGAAATACAATAGGACGATTAAGTTAGGTCCTTTAGGTTTCGAAGTACCACCGGTAACAGAGTATAAAGCAAGAAAGAACTTTAAAAACTCAGATCCTTCTTATAAACTATACACCAATGATGGTTTAGATCTTAAAGCTAGAGAGTTATTTATGTCTCTACCTAAAGGTAAAAAGGTAATTGGTGTAATGGGTAACTGGCAAGAAAGAACATTTCTATTTAATAAAAAGCAATATGCAGCTGGAATAGATGTTCCTAACAAAGGCTACGGTGGCGCTAATAGAGATACCCATGGTATCGTTAAAGCTCTATCAGAAAGGTATACTATATTACAATTAGGAATGCCTGGAAAGTCTCAAGCTAATACAACAGAGATAAGAGATGATGATCCAAAATCAATTCTGTTCGAAGCATCGGTAATGAAATATTGTGATGCTTTTGTAGGAGCAGAAGGAGGACTTGCTAACTTAGCTGCAGGAGTAGGGACTAAGACAATTATAACTGGAGACTTTGTTCACCAGCTATATGGTCCCAATGGAGTAATAAGAAAGATGGAAGATCCTAAATTAGGACCTAAATACTACTTCCCAGATGCAGGTCATGTTACTTTAGATCCATTCTTAACAGACAAACAAGTAATAAGAGAAATCTATAAACTCGTATAAAGGAACTACATACAAAAAAAGAGACTTAGACAATCAGACCCAAAAGGCCTAATATGAAATCAAGTAAAGCATTTTCAGACGGACAAAAGAAAGCATTAGTAGATATAGATGAAACCATCGCAATTTTCCCTGGGGGAAGACGTTATGACTTAGCTGAACCTATACAGGAAAATATTGCAAAAATAAATAAGATGCACGACGAAGGTTGGCTTATCACATACTGGACAGCTAGAGGATCAGTATCAATGGTAGATCATTACGAATTTACAAAGAATCAACTAAAGGATTGGGGTTGTAGATTTAGTGATGTAATAGTAGGTTACAGAGATGGCCCTTTTTGCCATCCAACTAAACCACATTTCGATTTAGTTATAGATGATAAATCAAAACGTATAGAAGAAATATGATACTAATTTCTCATAGAGGAAATATTAACGGACCCAACCCAGAAAGAGAAAACTCACCTGATTATATACTAGAGGCTGTTAGGCAAGGTTATAATGTTGAAGTAGATTTCTGGTTCATGGAAGGTAAGTTTAGATTAGGTCATGATGATCCTGAGTATAACATACCTCTTTCTTTATTAGAAGACTATGGAACTAAGTTATGGATTCATTGTAAAAATGCAGAAGCTTTATTAAAGCTAAAAGAGATAGATCCAATCGGAGCACATTTAAACTACTTCTGGCATCAAGAGGATGATTTTACTATAACTTCTCGTGGATATATTTGGACGTTCCCTGGAAAGTCCCTATCTTCTAATAGTATAGCAGTACTCCCTGAAACCGTTCCAACTCAAGATTTGAGTAACTGCTTAGGTATATGTAGCGATGTAATTAAAAACTACAGATGATAGAAGTAAGCACAGAATCACAAAAGATGCAAGAAGACTTAGAACCAATAAAGAAATTCAAAGTAGCATTATGTATGTCAGGGCAATCTAGATTCGTCAAAAAGGGTTATGATGAATCTCTTAATATGTTTCTTATAGGTGATGATAATAAAGGAGGAGGCCCTAGATATGACTTAGATGTATTTATTCACTCATGGGATATAGAACCTTGGGAATACGGTACACGTTGGCTGAATGGAGGAGGTAATCCAAATATGACAAAAACCCCTACTCGATGGGAAGCACTAATGCAGAAAAAACATCTAATGGATAATATACCTACTGATTCATTTAAGGAGTACTTTGAATTATATAAACCTTTTAGAAGTCTAATAGAACCTCAAAAGATATTTTGTTATGGTATGTACCCAAACAGAACAGCACCTGGTATTAGAAGCGATTTTGGAGAGAGTATGTTGACTTCAATGTATAGAGCTAATAAATTAAAATCTGATTACGAAGATGAGAAAGGATTTAAATATGATGTTGTAGTAAGATCAAGAACAGATATTAAACTATTTAGCCCAATTCATTTTAATCAATTCGATTTAGATAAAATTACAGTCCCAACAGGCTGCCCTCACCCAAAAGGAATAGCTGATAGTTTTGGTTTTAGTACATCAAAGAATATGGATGTATACTGTAATCTAATTAATACTTGGCAAGATATAATGGACACTCATCCCTACCAAAGAATGTGTTGGGAAGAATTACTCTGGATACATTTAAAGAATAATAATATAGAATTCAATGAACTATTAAAACATAGATTATATAGATGAAAATAATATACAGAATATCAGATGCTGGTTATAAAAAAGATAAACCAGATTATATAGATAATGAAAAATGTTTAGCTAATGCAGTTAAAGTATTTGATGATTGTGAATGGTTAGTTATAGCAGATAATGTATCTGAAGAAACTAATAATATGATACAGAAGTATGTTAGTAGGAACAATATACTATATGCTTCTAAAGGAAATGGAGCTGCTACTTTTAATTTAGCTTTAGATGAAGCATTAACATTACCTGATAATGATACAGTATATTTTATAGAAAATGATTACCTTCACAGACCAGAAAGCAGAATAATATTAGAAGAAGGTTTGAATTTAGGAGCAAAGTTCGTATCTTTATATGATCATCCTGATAAGTATTTAGATCCTTCTAAAGGAGGTAATCCACATTGTGAAGGAGGAGCAGAAGCAACTAGGGTATATTTATCAGAGAGCACACATTGGAAGATTACTAACAGCACTACTATGACATTTGCTGCTACAGTAGAGACGTTAAAAGAAACTGAAAGTATTCTTCGTAAGCATACAGATGGAAGCCATCCTAACGACTTCCAAATGTTTTTAGAACTAGGAAAAATAAATAAACTGTTGGTCACTCCTATACCAGGGTACTCAACTCACGGTGAAACAGCTTGGCTGTCACCATTAATAAATTGGAATAAATTATGAATAAACAAGAAACAATTCTTATTACAGGAGTAGCTGGACTTCTAGGTTCTCGTCTAGCAGAGTATATCATTGAAACCAAACCAAACACCAGAGTGGTGGGTGTAGATGATTTAAGCGGAGGTTATATTGATAACGTTCCTAAAGATGTAACATTTTATAAGACAAATATTACTGATGGTAAGTTAGAAGACATCTTTAAGAAAGAACAACCAGATTATGTATACCACTTTGCAGCATATGCAGCAGAAGGTCTATCTCCTTTTGTAAGATCATTTAATTACAATAATAACTTAACAGTAACTTCTATAGTTGTTAATGAATGTATTAAAAACGATGTTACTAGGTTAGTATTTACTTCTACTATGGCTGTATACGGTCACGGATGGGAAGGCAAGAGACCATTCCACGAAGATGATCAACCTCAACCTATTGACCCTTATGGTATTGCTAAATATGCTTGTGAGATGGATATTAAATGTGCAGGAACACAGCACGGTTTAGATTACTGTATTATTAGACCCCATAATGTATACGGACGTAAACAGAACATATGGGATAAATATAGAAACGTTCTAGGTATTTGGATGTATCAATATATGGCAGCTGAACCTATGACTATCTTCGGTGATGGTGAACAAACTAGAGCTTGGAGTTATGTAGACGATGCTTTAGAGCCATTTTGGAAAGCAGCACATCTACCAGAAGCATCTAAAGAAATTATAAACTTAGGAGGTATTAAATTTACCACTATTAATGAAGCTTGTGCAGTGTTAAGAAAAGTTATAGGACAAGGATCAGAAATAGATGTTAAAAGATTAACTGAAGTACCAGTAGCCTATAAGGAATCAAGACATGAAGTTAAGGATGCGTATCCAACCTGGACTAAATCACAGAAGATCTTAGGCTTTGAACATAAGATAGATATTGAAGAAGGCCTTACTAAAATGTGGGATTGGGCTAAATACCAGCCAATGAAAGAAAGGTTCGTATGGAAAAAATATGAACTTGAAAAAGGAATATATAGTTTTTGGAAGAATAAATAATGATTAGTTTAGTAATACCAACATATAGAAGTCCAGAGATACTAGACATATGCTTGAAATCCGCTACAGAGAATCAATCTAAAAAGAATGAGATCATAGTTGTAGTCGATGGATTCGCAGAAGAATCATCACATATTCTAAAAAAGTATACAGATCAAATAACGATCTTAACTTTTAAGAATAACAAAGGAATGCAAACAGCATTGAACTTTGGAGTAATGAATGCTAGTAATGAGACAATTTGTATTATTAATGATGATAACGTTCTCTGTAAAGATTGGGATAAGATAATTGAAGAAGATTTACACCCTGGTAATGTACTAACTATTAATCAAATAGAGCCTACAGGACCAGGAATGTTTAACTTCCCGGTAAAAGATTTTGGTCAACCCTCTGAATTTAAGTACGATGAGTATCTAGAATATGAACCTACTATAAGACATTCAAGGCTAACAGTGGATGGAGGAATATTTCCCTTCGCAATGAGTAAGCAAGATTATATGACAGTAGGAGGTTTCGATACAATGTACCAATCTCCTTTTATATGTGACTGGGACTTCTTTTTGAAGTTAGAGTTAACTGGAAAGACTTTTAGTAGGACCAGTAAAGGTCACTTCTACCATTTCGGAAGTACAGCTACAAAGAATGGGAAAGACGGAGCAATGTTTAAAGCAACAGAAGGACCAGCAGCAGATCTATTTGAATATAAATGGGGTATAAGGCCTAAACTATATGCTAATAATTCACACAATCCTAAAACAGGGGAAATAATTAAAGGGATAAAACTATAAAGATGTCATCAAGATTAGCAGGTAAGGATAAGACGTACATAATGGGATTGTTTAAAAATGCTAGCCAAGCAATTAAACAAATCAAATACAATAATAAAGGCTGGGAAGTAATAGAAGATAAATTCTTTAGATCATTAGATAAAAATGATCCTGAGATTAAAGTATACATTCCAGTAAGAGACGAATGGGAAAGACATGAGAGCATTGTACTAGAAACAGTATCTGACATTCTTCAGAGTAGGTATATTAAAATTACAGAAGATGTTTTAATACCGGAGATTATTGATACAATAATAAAAGACCTCCAATCAAATTCATTTTCTCCACTTTCATTCCAAAAACACCCAGATCATTTCTCTAATGATATAGGAGAGTTATTCTTAAAAGAAGTATTTGGTAACGGTAATTGGAAAGGAATGCAAATATATTATTTTGATATAAACTATATGTCATCACATCTACCTCAACACACAGGAATAGATTTTATAATTCCGAAATACCACTTTAGAACTGATACTATGGTAAAACCTTACATACTAGAACGTTTAAAAGCTCAAAAAAACTACCATATGAACCCAGGAGATCTCTTACTGAGTAGAGTAGACAATATTAACTGTAGAGAGTTTATATGGAAACAAATCAAACAAAGCAAACACTGGATAAATTTTAAATAATGAGAAAATTAACATTTCAAATAAAAACAGAAGGAGAACAATCACAAACTCATGAATTCAAAGAGTTCATAACAGATAAAACAGTAGAATGGACCATCGAACAATACTCTCGAAACAGAGGACCACTAACAATGGAATTAATTAATAATGAAGAAACAGATGGTTAATATAATAGGAATTATTGGACAAGGTTTTGTGGGTAATGCTATCTATCAAAAGTTTAAAAAATACTACACTGTACTGACGTACGATCTTCATAGCTCCCTATGTAATGCCTCTCTTGATGATGTTATAGATAAGTGTACTATAATATATGTATGTTTACCAACACCCATGGAGAGAGACGGTTCTTGTCATACAGGTATAGTTTTAGAAACATTAGAAAAATTAAATAAAGAAACTAAAGCTATAGTAGTTCTAAAATCAACTGTACCACCAGGTAGTACTGAAAAATGGAATAAGTTATTTGAAAATATTAACATTATATTCAACCCAGAATTCTTAACAGAAGCAAATGCAGTAGAAGACTTCGAGAAGCAAGATAGAATTATTTTAGGAGGTCCTAGACCTGGTTCAACTAAATTAAAGCAAATATATTCTAGAGTATTTCCGGAAGCATCTATAATTAAGACCAATTCTACTTATGCTGAAATGGTTAAATATACAACAAATGCATTCTTGGCTACTAAAGTATCATTCGCAAATGAGATATATCAAATATGTGGAAGAGTAGGAGCAGATTATGATAAGGTTATAGAATATGCTACGATAGACAGAAGGTTAGGTAAGTCACATTGGAGTGTTCCTGGACCAGATGGCGACTTTGGTTTTGGAGGACATTGCTTCCCTAAAGACTTAAGAGCTTTAACACAGTTATCAAAAGAGCTTGGCACAGTTAATAATGTAATAACATCAGCATTAGAAACAAACGAAGCAGTAAGAGAAAATAAAGATTGGGAAAAAATGATTGGTAGAGCAGTCATATAAGGAATTAGTAACTATTTATATTAAAATATCATGAGTAAGTTAAAAGATATAGTAAGAGAAGTAATAAATGAAAATGCAAAAGTAAATTTTGCAGGACATCAATTTATGTTGAAAGTAGATGTAAATGAAGATCCTCAAAAGAAAGGAGTTAAAATACAATTTCTACCAACTGAGTTTGGCACAATTACAAAAACTGAACAGAATGATATCGCTATCGAATTAGAGCAACGATTAGAGAAGGGATTGGCATCTCACGACTTTAAGGTAGAAAGAGATAGGAACTTAAAAGATAAGACTATTATCGGCTTCTTTATCTATATAGAGTATTTTGATAGAATGGTAAGAGCAGCTCTTAAAATGACCAACCCAGGAGACGCAGCTGAACCTGCACTACCTCCCCCAGCATAAAAAGAAATGATTACGTAAAAAAGTTGTTATTCTGTAAAGAATTCCGTATATTATAGCATATGAAAACTACTAGAGAAAGAATACGTACTGCTATACAAGCATCTAAGACAAATATAAAGTACCGAATTAGTATAATCCCTGTAGAAAAAAGCATACATAAGAAACACGCTTTTACTACTATGATTAACCTGATGCAAGAGATCGAGGACAGAAAAGACTATATGGCTGAAGAGATAGGAATAGATGTAACTGGTTATGAAGATAAATTCTTTCAAGTTATTGAATCATTATTAAAACTTACATTCAATACCAGCCAAATGGAAATGATCCAACTGTATCTATATGAACTACTACCAGATAAAGGATGGGACGGTACAATCATGCTTAAAAGAGATAAAAAAGAAGAAAGAGTAAAATTCCTAACATCAGAGGATGTATGGAATGTTATAAAAGAACTATAAATGTTTAAATTACTTAACGGGTTATATTACTCAGAGCATATGTTAGCTCTTGATCATGATAAGATTCTATCAGAAGTTATAATGGCTAAGGTTAAGGATGATGTTGTTGAAAGAGATGAAAACGGTGTTTACCTATGCGGAGATACAGATCATTATCAACTGTACCCTAAGAATCATACCTTTAGTGAAGATACAAATATATACAAACATACTATTAAAGCAGTCTCAAATGCTGTGTATGGAGAGTTAGTAGATGTATTTGGAGATGTAGGTTACTGGAAGATGGATGATAGAGACCTTTGGGGGCATGTAGTAGAACCTGGTCAACAAACTACAATACATAATCACTGTGGAGGTTTTCTAAAAGAAACAGTTAGTTTATCTTTTGCTTACTATCCGAATTACCCTACTAACTCTGGAAAGCTTATATTTCAAACTCAAGTTAATACTGCAATGACACAGGTTACAGTAACACCTAAAAGAGGAATGTGTTTAATATTTAACTCAGATATATGGCATCACACTCCAGCTAACTGTAGTAGGTATACTAGAGTATCTATTTCAGGTAATGTGGATGCTACTCAAAAATTATTAGATAAATTAGAAGTAGATGAAGACTATACCAACCCTTATTGGAAGTATGCTGGTAAAAGTGACCTATAAATAACTACCACCCATAATATTTACTAGAAAATAACTCCAACAAAAGTTGGAATTCTGAACGAAAGTTCGTATATTTAATAATGTTTAACAAATAAAGGTTATAATTATATGATAAAAGAAACAATGAAATTAAAAATGATACCATGTGTGAAGTGTACTGAACCTATGCCTGAGCTTAGGAAAACTAAATATGGTTACAGTTTCTGTGTAGACTGCTCGACAGTAGAAAGTAAAGTAGCAAGATTTCACACAACCGGGACTGGAGAAGAAATCATGACTGGAATACAAATTATGGACCCAGATGAAGCTCGTAGATTAGAAGAAATAGATAATCCATCGGGTGTAACAGAAAACCTCTCTGTTGAATATACAAATTACGACAAAGATGATCATGCCACCCAGCAGCAAACTAAAGAGAATGTTTACAACTCTATGAACCCTACTGAGAAATAATGGGAAGACCATCCAAAATACTAACTAAAGAAGATTTACTAAGAGCAATGGGGCAAACTCGATCGAATAGAGCAGCCTCACGTTATCTTCATGTTTCTTATAATCACTATAAGAAGTATGCTAAGTTATATAAGGATGACGAAACTGGTAAAACGTTATTAGAAAAACATCTAAACCAGTCCGGCAAAGGTATACCTAAGTTTCTTTCCGGAAAAGGTAAAATACCACCTCTGATGGATCTTATAGAAGGAAGAGTATCATCTACTCACTTCGATCCTCAGAAGATAAAAGAAAGACTTATCTTTGAAGCAGTAATAGAAGAGAAATGTAATCGATGTACATTCGTAGAGAGAAGAGTGCTTGATAATAGAATACCTTTAGTACTTCATCATAAAAATAAAGATAAGAAAGACTTTTCCTTAGATAATATAGAGTTATTATGTTATAATTGTTCCTTTCTCTATGGAGTTAGTCCTATAACGGATCAACAAGTGATAAAGATGGAAGATTATGTTGATAAACATGGAGAAGATTTCAAATGGGAAATGGATGAACATCATATTGAACACCTTAAGGAGCTTGGGTTAATGGATGAAGAAAGTGAACCAGGTGATGAATATATTTCTAAATTATAAACTATTTATCTAATATGAAAACCAAAGACTTAAACAAACTAAAAAAGTTTTCTACTTTCAAGAAAAAGAAACCACTTGAAAGACAAGTTGCAGACAATCTTGTAAAGCAATCAGAGCGCAATGAGAAGTTACGCGAAAAATCGATCGATACAAAGTTCTTCGATCTCTTCTAAGTCAAACCACTAAAATTTCCACATGAAAAAACATATAATAATATTAGCATGTCTGTTGTCTACGCTTTTTCTAATGGCCATGACAGTCGCAAATGTAATAAGACCTTTAAATGTTCCACTAGTATTAGAACCAAAACCTATTGTCTTAATAGCACCACAATTCTCAATTACTCCAATTAAAAAAATAGTAGTAATGGACCAAGTAGCCTTCCTACACAGTATAGGTCAGAGAGAATCTTCCGGTAACTACAAGATAGTTAACAGTTACGGGTACTTAGGTAAGTACCAGTTTGGCCAAAAGACTTTAAAATGGATAGGAATTAAGACCACACCAAAAGCTTTCTTGAAAGATACTTTACTACAGGAACAAGCAATGATTGCACTCATGCGAAAGAATAAAAAGTCTTTAAACCGTCATATAAAAAAATATGATGGTAAAATAGTGAATGGAGTACTAATAACTGAATCAGGATTAATAGCAGCAGCACATTTAGGAGGAGCAGGAAGCGTAAGGAAGTTTCTTAGGAACGGTAGAGAATTTAAAGATGCTTATGGAACAAGTATAGTAGATTATATCCAAACTTTTAATGGATATAAGTTGGAATATTAAAAAATAGTTCTTATCTTTGTGTATGAGTAACTTAGAAGATATAGTATACATTGCGATTAAACATGGAGTGAGGGACGAATTATTTAAGGAAGTAACAAAACTTAAAGCAAAAGATCAATACATGCCCCTAGATCTAATCTATGAAAAAGCTTTGCAAAAACTTTTAAAGAACAAGTAATGGAATATCTTAATTTTAGTTCTGTAGATCAATTCGAAAATCTATTTTCTTATAAAGATAAGAAGATAGTACATGGAATTCACAAAGCCATAAATGAAGCTTATCTATTTAGTAAGAAGACAGCTAAGATCTTCTCTATAAACTTTCAAGATAGTGAAGTAGCTTTTGAAATTTCATTACCTAGAAAGGAATGGCCTAAAGCTCTAGAGACTGTGTTAACCTACTATGAAAGTAACGGAACAGATGATCAATGTATTGATACTTGGAAATTAATTGATAATATTGAAAAGTTTTACATAAAATAGTTGCCTACCCGAGTTATTTTTCGTATATTTAAGTATAAATAATTAGTAAAAAAAGGTTATAAATTATGACAGACATTATCAACAAATTCGAAAAAGGTTTAAACGCTTACCTTACAAAAGCACAGATTCAAGAACAATGCCCAGTAGCATTTAGTACTACACCTTCCAATCCAGACGTAAGTGATAAATACCTTCATGTTAATACTGAGACTATTATCGATGACTTAGATAAGTTAGGGTGGAAGCCAGTTACAGCTCAAATGAGAAAATCTAAAGGTGAAGATACTATATTTTCTAAACATATGATATCCTTTCAGAACCCAGATATTATGATTAAAGGTTCTGAAGGAGATGATTCTTACCCTAGAATTATTATGACAAACTCACATGATGGATTTAATGCATTTTCTTTTAAGGTAGGTATATATAGACTTGTATGCTCCAATGGTTTAGTAATAGCTGATGAAGAGTTCTCTGACTTTAAAATACGTCATAAAGGGTATACATTTGGAGAGCTTAGAAACGTTGTAGGACAGGCAGTAAAAGATTTACCTAGTAGAGTAGAAGTTCTTAATAAAATGAAAGCTAAGATACTAACTAAGGTAGAGAAAGAAAAACTAGCATTAGACGCCATGTTAATTAGAGCTGGTATTAAACCTAACTCACCTACAGCATCTAAATTTAACTACGATCAAGAAACTATAGATGATATATTAGATGCTACTAGAAAAGAAGACGAAGGAGATGATCTTTGGAAAGTATTTAATACTATTCAAGAGAAGATTACTCAAGGAGGATTTAAAGCAGCACTTAATGGAGCTAAAGTACGTAAGGTAAGAAAAATCAAATCATTTGAAAAAGATCTTAAAATTAATCAAGATCTATTCAAACTAGCAACAGCATTAGTATAATGTGTGTTTGTGGAGGAATAATAGAAGTGACGGCAGCTACTTTAATAGTAGGTGCCGTTATAGCTTATACAAAAAAGAAAAGAGTATAAGTATCTTTTAATGTAAATATTTGCATTAATCTAGTACTTTTTACTATTTATATTAAAATTTACCAATGAAAGGAACCATATTCTCATCAGATTTTTGTATTGATGAATCAAATAATGTTAGGTTATTAGAGATTAACACCGATACAGCCTTTATTACAACTACATTAGGTAGTGAAGTAAATGTAGCTCCTATAATTAACATGATGACAGGAAGTATAGATTCTGTGTATGTTGTATATAAAGATGCCCACCATGCTAATTTTGTAGAATACCTTTCACAATCTGTAGCTACAGCACATAGTCACTCCTTTACAGCTATAGCAGAACAAATAGACAGTATATACCCTACAGTCCCTACCGATGCCGCAAATAAGTTTATAATAAGATTAGCTTACGATGAAAATGCTATATTAGATTCTACATATGCTAAAGGTAAGTTTAATTTATTGAATTTATTCAATGATCAGTCTAATGCAGACAGCGTAGTAGAGTTCTACTATTCATCTTCAGCAACAGGAGTAATAGATAACATAGACAAGACAAATTTCTCACCTAATAATGTTATTGATGCAGTAACTAAAAAAGCTACTGAAGCTCATCAGACTATGAGAATGTATAAAATAGGCCATCCAGCTTCATCATCAGCTGATAGGTGGGATAATTTTATTAATACTGTTAAGACTGAAGACTCAATGATACAGCAGTATTACTATAATGCAGATGAATTAGAAGATAGTAAGATTACTTCTATTAGGCAGTTTACTTATGTATATGGATCTGATTTAGAGCAAGTAAGTTTAGGTTGTTATAAAGCAGCAACATACTTTGATTTACCGACAACACTAAACGATAATTATGATCATCGTATTAATAATATGATGGGTACTTACTACAAGTATTGTTTTGCTACTAACCACATTGCAGAAGCCACATATGGGGTAAGTCACTTTGAATCTTTGATAAGCAGCTCAGGAACCTTTATAGCTGCAGCAGATGTATCAGCATCAAACGAAGTACTCTCTTATTTCGTAAGTGGCTCACCTCAAGATAATGACAATTGGTATGATTGGAGTTATGCTGGAACATCCCTACCGGGTGGTTCACATGCAACAGGCTCTACTGTTATATCAACTTTCCCAGTTTCTTCTAGTAATAATTTACTAACAGAGATTATACTCTCAACTGGAGACACAGTTTACACTTCTCCAAATGAAGCATTTTTAGTTCGTAATGAAATAAAAGATGTTATAGAATGGGAATATGCTCTTAACCTATACCCAACCAGTCATTCAGTTTGGGTTTCCGGAAGTGGTTTTACATCCATCGCAGAGGGAAATACAGGAGTAACAGTAGCAGATGTACAATATGAACAGATTAATGTGGAAGATGAAGATGCTTATCAATTATCTGGTTCAAATGTGATAGTTCACAATGCTCCATGCTTTGTTGAAGGAACAATTGTAACTATTAGAACCGGAGAAGGAGACTTAGTACAGAGACCTATTGAATCATTAAAATTAGGTGAACAGGTACTTTCTTACAACCTAGATAATGAAGCACAGGAATATAAAGGAGTAACTAAAATACAAACTAAAGAAAACCAAGACGTAGTACAGCTATCATTTTCAAACAATTCAGAAGTAACTTGTACTTATGATCATCCATTCTTTGTAAGCGGAAGCAGCTGGTCAGCCTATACGCCATCACTAAGTGAGCATACAGACAGAGCTTTAGCTATTGGAGATAAGTGTTTACATAAAAACGGAGAATATTATACAATTTCAGCAATGGACGAAAATGAAGATACCTCCACAGTATATAATTTAGATGAAATAGCAGACAATAATAACTTCTTTGCAGGAGGATTCTTAGTACATAATAGAGCAGCACCTTGTTGTTTTGTAGAAGGAACAGAGATAACTTTAGGAAATGGAGATGTTAAGAACATAGAAAACATAGTAGTAGGGGATATAGTTGAAACTTGGACTGAGGAAGGAATAGTATCTAGATCTGTACTAGCTTTAGAACCAACAGTCGTAGGTGATAGAGAATTATATACCATAAAAGGAGATGGAATCTGCAACATAGAATTTACACCAGAGCATCCATTCCTAACCCAGAAAGGTTGGAAAGCAATAGAACCATTAGACCTGTTAACTGGAGAATTACAAGTAGGAGATTCTATTAATTGTTGTAAGGAATGGAAAGAAATCAAAACTATTACAACAGTAGATACAACACCAGAAACAAAAGTATACAATTTTACAGTATCTGAACATCATAACTATATTGCCAACGGCATTGTAGTTCATAATAAGTAACCTATTTATAGTATATGAGTAAACCAACATTTTTTAAGAAAGTAGCTAATACAGAAGTAAACAGTAGAACTGTCTACGCAGTTACAGATGCTCAAAAAGCAACAATCAACACGACTGTAAACAATTTCTTAACTTACTTTAAAGCTAAACATAGCTAGTTACATATTAACAAAATTAAATAATTTATTATGGCAGTAGGAAAACAACATAACATTTACCAAGTCACAAGAGGCGTTCCAGTAGGAAATAATGGTCAGACAAAATCTGAAGATTTAGTAGCAGAAAACTGGATCGCATATCATTCATTTGAACATAGTAATTCGATATCCGAAAGAGAAATCACTGGAATTACTTTAGAAACAATGCCAACGGTTAACGTTGACTTTGCAGACAGAAGAGTAAAGTGTTCAACTAATCAAATCTTTTACGTAGAAGGTGGAACATGGGCTTGTCACGATCCATCAATCACTAATTCGACCAGTACACAGCTTGTAGTAGGTAACAAAGTTTTAACTAACGAAGGCACTTACATAGAAGTAACTGCAATCGCAACATGTGATGATCATGAGTTAGTTCATATCGACTTTGGAGGAGGCACATATGACGTTAACGATAACAACAATTACTTCGCAAGTGGAGTATGTCTTGGAAGATTTAATAGAGACGCAAATTAATATGAAAGATATATATAACTTCTTTAAAGTAGAAATGTGTTATAAAACTTATTGGGAACAGTATTTTTGGGTTTTTATAATTTTAACAATACTCCTTACTTCGTGTAGTAAAGATGAAGTTGTAGAAGAACTAGTACCTTTATTTGAAATTAGTTTAAACGGAGAGTCGTTTGATCCATATGAAAAATACTCATTAATTAATACCTTCGGTGGCTCTAAATGGGTAGATGGTAAATTAAGAAAGATTTTCATACTATACGTTCAAATAGAAGATGGTGATCCAAGATTGACAAGTCAACATTTTGCCATGTACGTACTAGATACAGATGCAAACGATGATGGTGAATTATTAGATGTAGGAACATATACTTGGGAGAACCCAGACAATAAATATGCTGGAGTAGAGATACCAGGACCAGATGATTATGTAATATGGAATAAAGTTGAAGTATTAGATGCAGGTCAATTAGGAGGTCCACATTCGGGACTAATCTGTTTAACAGTAGAAGGAGAATTTTACAATCCTTACGTTAATTCGGCAATGACAGTATCATTAAGGTTAGAAAACTTTCCAATAGGATTAGATATATTTTCAACTCCTTATGGGTATTTATTAGACTAAGGTAAAGAATATAATTTAAGTATTAGTAAAACTGATATGATGGACAAAAAGGTTATAATTTCTGATACTAGAATACAGTACACTAGTGATCAGGAAAAGATAGTAATGGATGTAGTCTCCAAAGAACTTATGGAGTTCTATTCATCTATAGTAACTCAAGATAACGGTAGAATATTAGATGTAGGATTTGGCTTAGGCTATAGCGCTAATGCTATATACAGTAAGACACAGAACTATACCTGTATAGAATGTAACTACCAAATCTATTTAAAAGCTCTGAAGTGGGCTAAAGGTAAGGAAAATGTTAATATACTATATGGAGATTGGATTGATATAATTCCACACATAGCTGAAAAGTTTGATGGAATTTTTATGGATACGTACGATGATCCTAATTATGAAAAGTTCGAAGAGTATGCAAAATTAATTGCAGCTCCAAACTGTGTTCTTTCTGTGTTTAGTTACTTCCTTATAAGAGATGTAAAAGAGCTAAATTCTCATTATTTCACTATAAATTCAACACATAGAGAAAACTATCCTAAAAAGATAGAACAAGGTCACACAGTACATTGGTCTTATTTTAGAAAAGGTAATTTTGTTAAAAAAACACCATATGTCGCCATTTAACTTTCTTAACACATCCGTCAAAAGCTATTTACGTAAGAGCACGATAAGAGGTATAGGATTATTTGCATTAGTAGATATAAAAAAAGATGAAAATGTATTCCCAGTATGGGAAGGAGATACAGACTGGTATTCATTATCAGTAATACAGTTTACCAAGCTACCCAAAGAAGTAGGGGCTTATATATTACGTTCATACGTTAATGATCTTTCCACTTCATATGCTCTAGTTAAATTTAGATTAGTTAAAGATACTAACTTTCTATTTAGTGAACCACTAGCATTGCTGAACACAGCCTTCGAACAAGGTAACGTAGATAGCGAAACAGGAATAGCATTAAAGAATATAAGAAAGAATCAGGAGTTAACAGGTAATTATACCCTAAGCTCACAAATTAAGATGATTTAAGTTGGAATCCTGCAAGAAATTCCTTATATTATAATAAAGACAATAAGTTATGAAATTAGACAATATATTTTATGTGCCTAAGGCAAAGATGACATACCGAATAGCAGAAACTGTAGTAGATGGTTTTCATATTAACCTAGGAGGATATGTTTTCGAAAGAGTATCCAAAAGACCTCAAGGAAGAAGCATAAAACACAATTTACTTAATAGTAATCAGACAGAACGTTGGGTAATATATAACTAAATGATAGTAACAAGTTACAAAGGTCTTTTGTTAGGAATGGCTTGTTTTTTAACTGGTCATATTATGGTCTGGTATCAACTTAATGGTCAGTTTTTATGGAAATCATTTAGGGAAAACGAATGGTTAGTAGCCTTAGCAGGATTTATTATATCATTCTTTTTTATATGGGGTACTAAGTTTACAGTAGATGCAATGGGAGGCCTGTTATGGCCAGCTAGATTTGTAGGATTTGCCCTAGGTATATCTCAATATGCTATTTTTGTTAATTATTATTTTAGTGAATCAATAACATTAAAGACATGGGTAAGTTTAGCTCTATGTTTTGTACTAATAACAATTCAAGCATTTTGGAAAACAAGTTAAGATCAGTAGACAGTGTATGGACTTGTGGCTGCGGAGCATCAAACGGAGGTTATAGAATTGAATGTGGTAACTGTGGTCAATCAAAAAATAAACCATGGGGTAACTATCGAATTCTTTTAGATGATAATAATTGTAAAGTTAAACAAATAACAGTCAATCCTCAGAAGAGATTATCCTCTCAGTACCATCAATATAGAGATGAACTATGGATGATAGTTAAAGGTGAAGCTAAGATAGAAATAAATAACAAAGAGATATGGAAATCCTATGGAGAAACTGTCAGTATTAAGAAAGAACAACAGCATAGAGTTACAAATCCAAGCTTTGATAACGAATTAATATTTATTGAAATACAAACAGGTAGTTCTTTCGATGAAGATGATATAACTAGAATAGAAGACGACTATAACCGAAATTAAAATGAATACATTTGAAGAGTACCTAGATGAAAGAAGATTTGATGAAATTATTAATAAAATTATCGAATTAAAGTACGATAAAACTAAAGATAGTAAATTAGAGATTCAGAAACTTCAACAAGAACTTCAAGAAGTTGAGAATAGATTAAAAGAATGATAGACAAATTTTTCAATATTAATTTTGACAGAGTAAGAGCTAGTAAATACGTACTAGTAGAGTATGAATGTATGAAACATATTACATCTCTATTTGATAATGTACATATCGATATTAATCCAAAGAATAATAGAGAAACATACGTTTTAAGTAATAAAAACGAACCTAAGATAAATTACCAAATGCAATCTCAGGTTAGGAATACTCCTTTAAGTTCTGACTTAGTATATTTAAACTTTCCTATTAGTTTTTTTATAGAGAATATTAGAGGAACACCTCATGGTTATTTTAATTATGAAGCTATTAAAGAAGCTATTAAAGAATTAGATCAAGAAGAATGGACAAACCAAAAGCTATTTGATAAAATACAAGAATACAACAAGAAATACCCGGAAACTATCCAAGATACATTACCTAAAACTCATCCAGAGTATGAAAATGAGCAATTTAAAGTAAAAGCTTGGAACGATCAATTTTACCTTCAACAATACTGGTCTTTTAAAAAGTATGGACAGTTAGGAGCTCCACTAATAGACAGACCTTATAACTTCTTCTTAGGTTCTGCACATTCATTGTTTGCAGCACATTTAGCTAAGAAAGAACAAATGTCTATTTTTATACAAGTTCCTGAGGGTGGGAAAGGTCCAAAGACTGAATGGTGCTTTCAAATGCCTCCTGCTCTATTTGATAACAAGTTTACGTATAGGTTCTATATTAACTTAGAAAAAAAAGAGTTATGGGGTATACAAACTGATCCTATCCTACTAGAACAGAACCATATACAGAGATATCATAAGGATATCAACTTAACTAACTACACTAAATTATTATGAATTACGAAAAAATAATATCAGACCTAAATAAACAATGTATCGAAAGATGGACTGAATCTAATCTTGAACTATCCTATATAGTCGGTACAGATCAATACGACTACAGTGGTTTTTTAGAATATATTGAACTTTTCAAACCTAAATTTATTGTAGAATACGGTAGTGGTATTAGTACATACCTTATCGACAAATTAATTACTAAATTAGATTATGGAGCAGAATTTATTTCATTTGAGGACTGTGAGCACTGGTATAATAAACTTAAGGTAGGAGGAGTTGACATAAACAATAGAGTACACTTAGTTGATTTAGGCTTTGAAGAAGTTAACGGAAAGAAAGGGTGTAGGTACATTCATGATTATGACGGGTATGAAAAGACAGACTTTGTTTTATTAGACGGTCCTAACGTTAATAAATTAGGAGTAGATACAACTTTAAACTTATATGATATTGTAGAGAAGTTTAAAGTAAGACCAGCATACTGGATTGATGGCAGAAAACGCACAAAACAGTTTTACAGATCTTTATTAGAAACTAATGATAACTATGACGATCAGCTTTTTATAGGAGAAGACAAAGACAGGTGGGTGTGGAGAGTAAATAAAAATTTTAGACAATGATTAAGATAAATGTTAAAATCGGGGATACTGTTATGGTAGGTCGATTTAAAAATAAAAGAGTTAAAGTAAAATCAATCGATTATGATGAGTTCGGAATGCCAATAATTAACGGCAAACCAGGTTGTACTTTTAGATTAGTACCAAAACCTAGATAAAATGACAATAATTCAGTACTTTTCTCTTTATTTCCTACTTGGAATAATATGGTCAGGATGGATAGAATACTTTACAACCAAACATAAAATAGGAGGTCCTTGGAATAATTTTGAAAGATTATACCAACTCGTAATGTGGCCAACAGCTTTCATTACTTTTATAATAACTTGGATAAATGAAGTATTTAAAAATGAATGAATTAGGATTACTAACAGACATTATTAAAGAGACTCATAACCAATGGAGATTTATATTTGAATCACCACTATACGATGAGATTAAATACACACCAGGACAACTAATCACCCTTACAATTAGAGAACCAGGAGCAATGACTCAATTTACAAGAAGTTATTCTATAGCTTCATGGCCTGACGGTTCTAATACTTTTGAACTTATTATTACTAACTTAGAAGGAGGAAGGATGTGCGATTATCTTTTCAACAAAGCTAAGATAGGAGATGAAGTAGAGTATAGAGGACCGATGGGAGTATTTACTCTTCCGGAAAAGATAGATAGAGACATATACTTTGTATGTACTGGATCAGGTATTAGCCCTTTTAGGTCAATGATCAATTGGATAACTAAGAACAATATAAAGACTAAGAAGATTAAACTTATCTTTGGCACTAGAGTAAAAGAAGATACTTTATATTATGAAGAACTCAGACAATTAGAGAAAGACAATGCTAATTTTGAATACTTACCAGTATTATCTAGAGAAGAAGTAGATGGATACGATCATGGATATGTTCATGATGTCTACTTAAAACTCATAGAAGGAAGAGAAGATAAGCCTTTATTTTACCTATGTGGCTGGAATATAATGATAGAAGAAGCTAGATACTGGTTGGACACTAATGGGTATAAGATGAAAGAAGATATTAGAGTTGAGATATTTGGATAAAAAAAGAGGCCCATTAAGGCCTCTCTTTAGTTACTATTAAAAACACTACCCTTTGTTCTTAAGGATGTGGTAAAGCATGAATGCTCCAACTAAGCCTAATAGGCCTTCGTTACTTAATGATCCAAGGATATCCATAATATTAGCTACTACAGATACATCAGGCCAGAAAGGAATTGTTGCTCCTTTGAAAAGGACTTCTAAAACTACTCCAAGAGCAACAATAGAGATACCTATTTCAGTTAATGCATTGGCCCAAGAGCCAACCTTCTTAATAAAATCCATAAAATAAAATTTAAATGTTAGTTAAGTATAACTACCGATCGAGGTTAAGGGAAACTGTGTGATAGAATAGCGAGGTCTATCGGAGGTGTCGCTGTGTATTATAAATAGTTAGAAATAGTCTAAAAATAACATGGGAGATAGTTGCTTATGAACATTTTTCTTCTTATATTTAGGTATAATAGTTAATTAAAAAAAAGGTTATGAGCAATTCATTCAAGAAAATTAAATCTAAATTACAAACTCTTTTAGAACAAGGTCACGTTGACGAATACTTCGTAGAAGATATTTGGTCTCTATTACATCCACCTACTCCATCCGATAATATCATCGCCGGAGTAGACTTTTCGGATTCATTAAACGCTTTAGACTTATTATCAATAAAAAAAAGAGTATGAGGAATATAAATTTCAATACATGGATTAGAGATGAGGTTAAAGACATCTTAAAACAAAATATAGTTGACTGGTTAACTCCAGGTCAAATTGAGTTACTAATACTGGAAACTAAAGAATATTTTAGTGAATGCGATAGCCCTGAAGAAGTAGACATAGAAAATGTAGTTCATTTTATATTTGAATCTTCTAACACTCTCCAGTCTTCATTAAAATAATTAAAAATAACTAGGGGAATAGTTGCCTCCCTGCGTTATTCTTCGTATATTTAAGTATAATAGTTAATAAACAATAAAGGTTATGGATATAGTTATAAAAGAGTTATTTGAAGGGTATGCAAATGGGTTAATCACAGATAGAGAATGTGGTGACATGTTAGATCTAGTTACAAATACCTATACTGTCGTTGTAGACAATAAGGTTGAAATGGATTGGGAATCAGATATGGAGCACGAACATTACGATTTAGAAGCATCACAATACGATTATATTTAATATTAAAAAATAAAGGTTATGAAAAAATTACAGAGAACATCAACAAAATTTAAACAAGACATAATGATTGAGATAGCAGATTTATTACTGCTACATAAACTAAACGGCCAATCAATCGAACTAAAAGAAGAAGGAGACTTGGAAGCAATAGCTGACAGTATACTCTTTGATATAGAAGGAGAGAGTCCTGATTCGTACGACTTAGACGATCTTATTAAGTGGAACTTAGAACAATATGCCACTCATGCTTAGTTCCAACTCTCTTAAAGATAACTATAAGATAATTAAAAACAAATAAAGGTTATGAAAAATTCAATGTTTGAAATGTTTAAAGAGAAAGAAGAATCTTTAACAAAAGAAATTAGTGAAGCAAGATCTACCAAAACACAATTAGAAATAGAAAGAGATCTTAAAATTAATAGTACTGTAGTAAAATACTTCGGTGGCGTAGAAACTGACTTACCTAACTTTAGGTTTGAAGATTCAAGTGCTAACTATATTGAATTCAGCTGTGATGGCGAATCAGTTACTAGAGAAAAATACGACAAAGATCAAGATGAGTATATAGAAAAGACTTTCTTTATAAAAGAGAGATTAGGAACTATTGAATTAAAACAAAAATATGGTTCATTTAGTGACAGTGTTTCTCAAAATAAGTATGAATACTCAGCAGTTGGTTTAAGTTCTCATTCATCAAGTGATCATCTCTCTGACTTACAATTAGGAAGATACCAGATTCTAGGACAAGTAGCTATGGTAATTCAAGATTTTCGAGATGACATATTAGCAGAGATTAATCAGATCTACAATGAGTATACTGAACTAATTGCCACTCCATTTGAATTGATGCATGACCTAGATAGATCTCTTGATATTGTAAAAAAAGATAGAAAAGAACATAAACAACAATCCCTAATAAAAGATCTTAAAAAAGGATTAACAATTAATTCAGATACTAAAGCTGAAGTACAGGTAAGATTTGACTGGTTTGTTAAGTCTATTATAAAAGCAAAGATAACCAGAACATCCTACTCAGGTAAATCAGTTGACTTAGATGTAACCTGTGTACATAACATATGGGATGATAAACTACTGACTTTCGTTCCCGGTACTTTAGATCAACAATTAAAGAATGTTAGAGTTGAAAAACTATTTGAATCTTTCATTACTTATCCAGATATAACTTGGACTGTTGAGTAATACTTATAAGATACCAACATCAAACGTCGGCTTAGGAGGATTCATAACCACTCTTTCCGGCGTACGGTATCACGTTCCATCTTGGACAGTTGTGGAAGAGAGTACAACATTTGAAGACTTAATCATGGAAAAGAAACCATTTGAAGAGTTGTTTGAAGAGAAGAAAGAAGAGAGCTGGAAATTTATTTCAGAGAGATCTGGTGAAGAATATATCGTTAGGTATAATATTAGAGGAGAGCTAAGTTGTAGCTGTTGGGGCTATATCTCTCATAAGAATTGTAAACATATTAAATCAGTAATAAAAAAGAAGGAAGCATGAATTTAAATTTTGATGATAATAGTTTTTGGGAAGTATCTTTAAATTTCAAATGGCCTCACGAAGGTTTTATGATAGGATGGCACATCATCCCAGATAATAAAGAATATACATACACAACAGTACATTTAATGCTAGGCTTTGTGACTGTTATAATAGAGTTTGGTACGGCAGACTAACCTAGAAATAACTGTGGAAATAGTTGCTTATATGCCGGAAAGTTCGTATATTTAAGTATAAATATAAATAATAAAGGTTATGACAAATTACAAAAATTCAACCAGTACTGTTAAAGGCTATACAGATTCAAAAATAGCTTCAAGTGAAAAGAATGATTGTTTCGTAAGAGCTCTTGCAGCTGCTACAGATGTTCATTATGATACTGCTCATACTTACTCTAAAGAAGTATTTGGACGTATAAATAAGAAAGGAGTAATATTTAATTCTACTAAGTTAGATAGTATTGCAAAAAATGGTATGGAATTAGACGATAAGATGTTTGCTTTTCAAGTACTTAGTAATGAAAGAGTAACTAATAGATATAAACTTCACGGTGATATCATTAGACGTCAGAAGACTGTTAAATCTTTTATTAAAGATAACCCTAATGGTACATTCATCTTAGGAGTTAGCAAGCATGCATTTACTGTTAAGGATGGTGTGTTAATTGATAACATAGGTGAGGAGTTTAGACCTACTAGGAAAGTAACGAGTGCTTTTAAGATAAATAATATGTCTCAAAACCCTCCTGTAGAACAATTAAAATTATTTTAATATGAAAGATAATAGATATGTAGTTACGTTTGAAGCATACGTATATGCTCCTAATGATTATATGGCTCGTAGAAGAGCTCATAATGCTAACGATAAGATAAATGCTATAATTAATGTGCAAGATTCTGCAGTTAAAGAGATAGGATCTCAACCTTTTGCTAGTATGTCTTATAAAAAGTTAGAGGATATTAGTAAGCCGAGAGATAAATCGATAGATAAACCTTTACCGTTTTAATATGCAGCAACCATTTGAACCTAAATACTCAGAAGCAACTATAGGTAGAAGGCTTAGAAAGACTTATAATAAGATGAGTTATAATAGATTCTTCTGGTGGAGAAGTTATTGTTTAAAGAATCAACCTCTAGGGAGTACATCTTCTTTTAGAGATAGAATTATAAATGGAGACTTCGAGCAAGGACCTTATCTACTAGAAGTAGAGTTAGTTCATCATACGATGAATAAGAAATGGAGAGAGAATCATACTGTAATAGGAAACTTCGATCATGGTAAGTATCATAATGAGACGAGTATAGATAGAGCTCGTAAGAAGAAATTACTTGAAGACTTTACTAAAGATGAAGCCAGTAAGTTAGCAGATGTTAAGAGGTTATTCATCTATGAGTTTAGAATGACTAAAGAAGATTACGTAAAAGAAGTAGATAATACTTCAGCTAAAGACCTTATAGACTTCTACTATGAAATAGAAGATAAGTATGGTAAGAAAACTAGATTTTATAAATAAAATAAATAAATAATCAATAATGAAATTATATAACGTACCAAGGAATAGTAGAATTAAAGTAATAGTAGAGGATAAAGTACCACCAGGTGCACCTCAAATCACAGAAGGTGAAGAGTTAAATTTTAGAAGTGTAGATGGGATGTATAGTTACTGTACTAGAGATAGTGGTGAAGTAGTACATTTAGCAGCTTGGACTGACGTGGAAATAATAAATCAAAAATAATTTGGTAAATTCAAATAAGATATGAAAAAACAAAGACAGTACAGAAGCACACAAGGGAGATCACCAGAGCAATTAGAGAGTAACTATAAAATAGCCTTTTGGTCTATTATAGGGTTGGTTATATGTGTAATCGCTTTAATCATTGAATCAAATATATGATACAACCAAACCTTCCAGTAGTAGTAGTATACAAACTATCTGCTAGAGCCAATGCTAAGAAGCAAATGAAAGTATTTAAAGGAACTCATATAGATAAGGTTAACAATGAGAGAACAAATCATATTCCTAGAGGAGTAGAGATTTTAGAGATGGGAATGGGAGCTGTATTTATAAAGAAGTGGAAAAAGAAACATAAGATATATTCAATTACTAAATAATGAAAGAACTAGAGATTTATACCAAAGCATTAAAAGTGGTGGAGAGTTGTACTAATTACGACCATATACTTTCAGCCATTAAATTCGTTGATCAATTAGAAAACCAATTCAGTGATGATATGTATATTATAGAACTACGAGGCTTAATAAAAAGCCGAGGTAACTTATTAGTTGTAAAATGAGGTTAATTAATTACAGAGACATACTATACAGTTTCTACTCACCACTCAAGGACCTAAACAGAGGAGAACCCAGACAACAATTCATCAAAGATAACATTCCAGTCAACACTGTTGGAGTAGAGGTTGGAGTTGCCGGAGGTAAACATGCATCATACTTATATGAGTTTGCTAAACCAAAACATCTTACTTTGATTGACCATTGGGACTCTCAAGACTTGAAGTACTACTACTTTGGTACTAAGGAGAAGACTACAACACAATATGAAAAAGTATTAGAATGGTCTGCTGGTAAAAATATAACTGTTACTAAAGCTGACTCAGTCCAAGGATCTACAACGTTAGACGATGAGAGTAAGGATTGGATATATATAGATGGAGACCATACCTATGAAGGTGTAATGAGAGATCTAAAAGCATACTGGCCTAAACTTAAGAAGGGTGGTATACTAATGGGAGATGACTTATCTATATTTGATCAAAAAAAGAAGTTTGGAGTTGATAAAGCTCTCATGGAATTCTTTCCAGATGATACACCCCTATATTTAGAAGTACAGAATATAGACCATAGTAGGAGAGATGATAACGGTAAGCCGTGGATATTCTATTCATTTAAGATTGTAAAGGAATGACACAAAATGAACTATATCAATTAGGCTTCGAGAAGATAGAGTATAATCAAGAGCAATTAGATAATGAGGGGTTCTTTGAAGACACTCCTTATTTCTTCTTTGCTCATACGTTAGATGAAGTAGTAATAGAGAATAGATATCAAGAGCAAGTAGATAAAGAAGCATTAGAGCTTGTAACTTGTCCTAGCGATGCATTTGATTTACCGGATGTAGATGGAGCTGGGTGGTATGTGGAGTTTTCCGATTATACTAATATAAGATTCTATAAGCAGAGCGAAGTTAAGATATTATTAGACTTATTTAGTAGAAACAAAAAACTAAGTGACCAAGGATGATAAGCTACCAACATAATATGTTTAGTGATAAAGAGTGTAAAGAGATTTTAAACCTATGGGATGAGAAACAATCGATAAGCAATCAACACCATAGCGATAGAGCAGTAGCCATGAGATGGATGGAACTAACTGACTCAGACATAAAAACAATACACAATGGAGGTTTTAATAATAAAGAGTTTAGTAAGATAAGACTTCAATACAATCATGAATCTTTAGGGCAGGTAGATACTTACCACGGCCATAGAAACATATATAACTACATAATATACCTCAATGATGATTACCTAGGAGGAGAGATAGAGTTCGAGAATGGACTAACCATAAAGCCGACTAGAGGAGGACTTCTATACTTTGATAATAATGAGCATCATAGAATTAGACCATGTGTAGGGTATAGATGGGCATTTACCGCATTAGGAGATAGACCAGCCGAGATACAATATCCTAGTAGAGCAAGAAAGCTAATATAAAGAAATATGAGTAATAAACAGATAAAAAAGACTATTAAACAAGAGTATAGGGAAGCAACCCCTGGAGAAGTTAATAGTGCTATAAGAGATAATTTTATATTTGGGTTCACTGGAGCTGTTATTGTCCCGTTTATAGCGATGAGGATAGATATTGCAGTACTAATATGTTACTTATTCCATTTCTTCTTTATTAGTAGGGTAATTAATCGACCTAAGTATGTTACATCGTTGGCTAAGTTTATTCTATTTCCAATACCGACAGCAATAGGAGCATTTATTGGTTATAAATTAGCATATCTAATATCACAGTATTTAGCATAATGAAACATTTACTCATAGTACTATTAATACTAGTTACTCAAACGGTACTGCCACAATCGGTAGGATACGAAATGAGAACAAATAATAGGTCATACATCGCTGTGACTTTAAAAGGATTTGAACTTAGACATAGAAGTGATGACTCAGAAAATAGATTCACCTATAGACATAACCTGTGGAAAGACTCTTCTAAACTCTACCTAAGTGTACCTTTACATTATAAGATAGAAAAGAACGAACCTACATTAGAACCAAGGTTAGTATATACGTTTCCTAAATTCAAATTATGGATACAAAAAGAATTTTGGTATAATTCAAATAAGAATGGTGCCATTGCAATTGATTATCCATATAAAGAGTATACGTACCGAGTGGGGTGGGATACTTCAAACACTTTTAGATTTCGATTAAAATACAAATTATGACAATGAACAGAGAAGAGGTGGGAGGGATAAAGCGTATTGATAGATGATAATACAAAGGCAGTTACAATTAGATGATAATGAAATATTAAATCTAATAGAGAGAGGTGGCGAGTGGAAGAATAGTAGGGTAGTTAATACCAACTATAATGATAAAAGAAAGTCTCAAGATATAACAATACCATTAACAAATGATTCTTTTCTTCTTGATAAACTTAAACCATTAGGAATAAAGAGCCTTCCTTCTTTTTGTAAAGTAATAAGATATCGTGAAGGTGATAAGTTTGATAAGCATAAAGACACCGGAGAGCAATATCAAGAGAGATTCAAAACGTTAGTAATACAACTAAGTACTCCAGAAGAATACACAGGAGGTCAATTAAGAGTATATTATAATGATACGTCTATAGAGGCAAATAAAAGTAAATATAATTGTATAATGTTTCCTTCTAATCTAATGCATGAGGCTAGAGCGATAGAGAGTGGAGAAAGAATATGTCTTATAATGTGGTTGACAAAAGATATGATGGGGGTGAGCAGGACGATAATATGATGAGGGAGGGGTGGGGGCGTTTCTCTCTCACCGACCGAAGGTCGCCACGCGCAATATTGATGAATAGTCCACTCTAACACAACAAAACCTACTACAATATAGGCCAATATAATCAATCTCTTCTATAAATAAGAACGTATCTAATGAATGGATGACTGAGGCTAATAGTGGATATAAGACACTAGTAGTTAGTGCAGCAGCTACTATTTAAACCTATGGAGAGAGGGTCTTAACCATGTGTATTACCATAGCGTATATGTAGTAAGATATAAGTATATATTGATATAGAGATATACACATATAAATATAGAGAGATATATAGGTTGTATATAAGATACACGGTAGAGCGTAGGGTAGAAAGATAGGTAGATACAGGCCTGCATGCCCCTCTGTTCATTTTTTTCTATATAGCAAACCTTAAAATGTGATATCCGGACCCGGTCATATAGGCACCGTATAAAAGAATGTAAGGAATATAGGGGATCCTTCCGGATAATGTAATAAGGTTAAAATAACTATAAGAATAGTTGGTAACGATGAATGGACCTAACCAAGGATAAAGGTAAGGATACCGGAATAAGAGGGGGTAAAGGGTAAATAAACGGTGATTTAGTTGGATATATGCGTAATATTTCGTATATTTAAGTATAAATAAGAGGTAAGTTACAGTTTTCTCACTAAGTTCTCACAACTATAAATGTTGAACAAGTGTTTTTTATTAAATAAAGGTTATTAATTATGGATAAAGACAAAATGTACCAAGATCTAATGCCAATCCTTCTAAATCTAGAGGGTATACATGAGAGTAGACCATCTTCTCGCCTTAAAGATACCATAGAGAGGTTATCTCTAGTGATTCATAGGGTGACTAACGTAGATAACTACTATAATAGCTAGTATATGAAGAAGAAAAGGGATAGACTAACAAAGATACTCAGTAAACTAGGAGGCTTTA